CTCATCCTTACTATGGTCATCAACATTATGAACAACTCTTTCAGTATACCCAGGAAGTGTATGAAATTGATCATGTGCTATTGTGTCTACATATACAGAGAAGTCTGGAACCTGTCGTCCGCCTTCGATACGGTACTGCTCTCTTGATTCTGCCGTTGCAAAGTATCCGCTAGTCACAATATGACCACGGTCATTGCGGTCATATGCCTTTGCTACAACACGCAGCCATCTGGCCTGTTGTGGCTGTAGATGACCCATTGGAAGGTCTCTGCTATCTAGATACCAAGCATCAATTTTTTTTGCAAATGCTCTGCCAATCTTTTCTCTGGTATCTACATCCATACCCATCATTTGAATAATCATGTTTCTTCCTTAACTAATTTTTTTCGCTCATCAACAATATTAATCATAAAAGACATCATATTTTTATACCCATCTGGAATTGCCATAATTTTATTGTAGTGGTGCCCACAAAATAAAAGATCTCCTGTTATTCCAGTAACCTTAACTAAGGCTTCAGCATTACATCTATCACATCTGTCTAAAGGCGAAAGTATCCATTCTTGCTTTACATCATCTTTAATCATTGTAAACATATTATACCTTCCGATTGTCAGTGGAATAAAATCCACTACCGTTGAAAACTGCTCCTACATTAGAGTATACACGAACTAAAGGAGAATTGCAAGTCTCACATTTATATCCAGGATCATCTTGCTTAATAGATCTTTCTTTGGTATATCTTTTTGCACATGGCATACAATCATATTCGTACAGTGCCATATGTTACTTCTTCTTTTTTGCTTTTACTGTCCAGATTGGTGCATTGAGTAAGTCCCCGCCCCATTCGTATCCAAGCAATTTTACTACTGCTCTAATAATTTTAATACGCATTATTTAATCTCCTTTCCAAATTTTGCCCACACTCTTTCATGAAGAAAGTAGCCAATCATTTCGCAACCTGTATAAATAATTGCAAATGTACCAGCATATTCCCAATGGGCCTCGCCAGTAATAGCCTTTTCAAAGAAATAGACTAGTGTGCCAACAAACCCAATATGAACTGCTGGCCATGTTAATGCTTTATATGTACTTCTTTTATTTGATTCCATTATGCTGTAACCTGAGACTTTCCGCCACCAGAAGGCTTTTTTGCTACTGGCTTTGCTGCTTTCTTTGCAGCATCTGCAGTTGTAGTCTTAACGGGTGTTGCTGCTAACTTGTTTAGTAGTGGAGAATTTTCTTCACCAGTGTAAACTGGGCGACCCCAACCAACAACAGCGTTAACTAACTTCTTCTTGTTATTCTTTACATAACCACGAGTCTTCTCTACACACATTCCACCGTTGCGCTGATCTCCCTTTGCAGTTCCTGAAGTGTTTCCTTCAATAACTTGGATTGTTCCATCGCCATTGTTCTTAATGCAAAGACCAACATGTGAAATACGATTTACACCATCTTCTGGGAAATCAAAATAGATCCAGTCTCCTGCTTGTGGATCGTCATTACGAGCATCTGACCAACGCTCAGCCTTCTTAAACCAATCTGCTGCTGCTACTGTTGACGCAGACTTTGGAAATGATTTTACTCCCGCAGTAAATGCTGACCAAGAAACAAATGATTGGCACCATGGCTGAAAGTTTACCTTAATCCATGCACCGTACTTTGTTTCATTATCTTTAGGGCCTTCAATTGTGCCCACTTCCTTTTTTGCAACCTCAATAATTGCTTCTAGACTACCTTTTGCTGCCATGATTAAATCACCTTTACTTTTTCTTTTTTGGAGTAATTTTTTTTATAATTTTTGCAACAGGCGTATTCCATTTTTTTGCCTGCATAATTGCTTCTTTTCTATCATCTACTGAATCAACAGCAACAGGTTCTGCTTTTACTTCTGCTTCTTTTGCTGCAGCATCTTTCCAAGCCTTGGCTCTTAAGACTGCTTCTTGTCTGTCATCTGACGGATCTATATTTTTTGTCATTTTTGACCTCCTTTGTATTATCTATTATAGCACCTTACCTACAGATTGTAAAGTTATATTCTTTTTCCCAAGACAAAACGTCATGCTCGTCATTGATTAGTGGCTGCCCTTTAATATTTAAACTGGTATTTAATAGTATAGGAACACCAGTAATTGTGTACCAATTAGATAAAACCTCATAAAGACCTGGGTGTTCTTGTTTATTTACTGTTTGAACCCTTGAGGTTCCATCTTCGTGAACAACAGACGGAATTTTATCTGGCTGCAAACATTTAACCGTATACTGCATGTAAGGGCTTTCAAAATCCATATCAAACCATTTGGAGGCATGCTCAGCCATTATTACAGGAGCAAATGGCCTAAAGAGTTCTCTTTGTTTAATTAGATTTACCTTATCTTTTATGCTTGGATCTCTTGGATCTGCCAGTATGCTTCTATTTCCTAATGCCCTTGGTCCATATTCTGCTCTGCCTGATGCCACTGCCACAACTTTGTCTCTTATTAGTCCTGTTAATATTTCTTTTACTGGATATTCCCCGCCCAAATCGTGACCTAGGTAAGGATCTTTCCACTCAAGATGTTTACCATACAGGGCTGCTGCTGCGCCTAATGAACTTCCAGCATCACCAGGATTTGGCATAATCCAAATCATATCAAAAATATTCCATAGTAATGTATTTGCTGAAGAGTTAAGAGCACACCCACCCATAAATACTAAATTATTTTTACCAGTAAGAGACTTTGCCATACGCATAAACTGATTTAGCCTTTGCTCATAAACTACTTGTACTGCTGCTGCAATATCAAATTTATCTTGTTCTGAAACCCATCCCCAATCAGTAATTCCCTTATGAAAATTATATTTTTGCTCATCGTAATTTGGAAAATATGCGTCAACTTTTTTATAATATTTTGTCCAATCTCCGTAAGCAGCCATACCCATCATAATATACTCTTCTTGGTTTGGCATAAGACCAATTAGTTGTGTAAATGCAGAGTAAAACAATCCAAAACTGACTGGATAGTTTTGCTTATACTTAAGTTTAATCTTATCGCCTTCCCCTACCCAAATTGTGGAGGTATTGTATTCACCTATTGCATCAAGAACTACAATAACTGCATCACTAAACGCACTTGTGTAGTATCCTGCAGCAGCATGAGAATAATGATGGCTAAAAGATTTTCTAGGAATTCCATCTATATTAAACCTTGGTTTCCATTCCCCATAACCACCCCTTAAAGCCAGCCTGGAAGCCTTTAAAAGGGACTTTTCGTAATAGGCGATATGATCTGGTGTCCCATACTGTAAAGCATCTTTAATTAAATTATCGTTAATATACCAATCATTTTTTTGTTTGCTATATCTTTCTGCATGCCCTGCAAAAAGTATCTCTCCATCTTTAATTAAAGAAACAGATGCGTCGTGAGATGTTTCATTAATGCCAAGGATTATCATTCATCACCAGTTGAATTTCTTTTTTCGTTAAAAGGTATGTTGTGGTACCAGTTTGGTAAAGCATATCTTGGACCTTTAGTAACTGGATAAACTTCATGAACATAAAGAAAGTTTGATGGGAAGAATAGTACGCTTCCAGCCTTTGGCTTAAACTTTATGCCAGAATGCCTAAACTCAATTTCTCCACCTTCGTAGTCATCATTCAGGTATAGCAATACAGACAAGACGCGACTGCTAATCCCCTGGTCCTGATGTGCTGGAAGATGCCCACTCTTATCATACTTAAGTAAGTGCATCGTGTGCTCTCTAGATTTAATATTTTTTTCTGCAAATGGATATAATTCTGTTGTATAGTGGTTTAATGTTTTTTCTAAGGCTCCAAACAACTGTGAAGATATATTTGTTTGTTCATCTTTATAAGCATCTAATGGAGATATGTGTTCAACTTGTGGTATAAATTTTTGCCAACAAAACATTAACTTATTTTCGCCTTCGCCATAGGTCCATGCAACCCAAGGCTTAACTGATGTGTCTTTTGTTTGCTCAAGGTTGTATCTTGAATCTAGATCTTCTATTTGTTTTATTAGTATCTCTGGATTCTCTATTACATTTGTGTAATAAACCATACCAAGATCAAGGACTTCATGATTAAAGGTTGACAAGTGGGTAATCCTTTGCTTTCCATTCATTTTTACCAGGATGAAAATCTGGATCTGCTACTTCAGGAAGACTACTATGCATGTACAATGCAGTAAATCTATTTCCTCGTGTTACAGTTGTTATTCCGTGAATGTATTCTGTTCCTGCACTTGGGAAAAATACAGCAGAATATTGTTTTGGTTGGTACTCAAACTCTTGATTTGGAAAATAAATCTTTCCACCGTCATACTCAGATTCATTATTTAAATACATGATTGTGCTCCACTCAATGAATGGCTCTGGGCCCTGTGCATCAATATGCATACCACCTTTGGTACCTGTTGCCCAATGAGATCCAAATGCTTTAAAAACATAAATGTCATTTTTAAATCCATTAAGTTCCTTGTGAATTTCATTAGATTTGTGGCCATACTTTATTAATATGTTCATTACCATATCGTTGTATGGAAGAGATGTACCGCCAAATCTTTTTGCATAATACTCTGGGTATGGATTTCTGATTGCCTTTGAATCTAACTGCTGATCGATCAGGGTTTGGGCATCTTCTGGATCAATAAAATTATCTATAACTACTATTCTATGCATATTTTCCTCCTAATTAATTATACCACTAGTGAATTGCTTTAGTTCTTGCAACAAATCGCCTTGCATCTACAGAGTTAAAGTTCATGTTGGCTGGGTCATAAGAAACATCGTTTGTTTGAAAGGGCAAACTATTAATATTTAAAAAATCTATCTTGTGAAAATCTGAAAAATCTTTAACGGACCTAGACCAGGAGGATCCATCGTTAAAACTATTTGATCCAGTATGAAGTAATTGAACCACTTCATTGTAATTATGATTAATTGAAAACGGAACATAAAGTTCTTCTATTGTGGACTTGCCAACCTTTGTTATGGTTTGTGATGGAGAACAATAAATATCAGTTCCAGAAGCAAAAACACTTAGCGACAACGCTTCCTCTTCTCCATTATATTTTAGGTAGGTTGGATATGCAAACTTTTTAAAATTATCTTTTTCAAAGAAAATAAAATCTCTGTCTATAAAATTTGTTAAAGCAAAGGACTCTGATTCTGTTAATGATTTTTTTAAATAAAATAATGAGTCGTGGGATATTGAGACCTTTTTGTTTCCAGAAACAACAGCATTTGTTTTAACAACAAAATTTATTAGTTCTTCATCCCAATCCTTATTTAATAAAACATTATCTCCAAGAATTAGTATGTATTTTGATTTAGAATGATTAACTGCATCATTTTTATAGAATAATGGTGAAACTTGAATATCCCAAAAAATATGGTTATAGTATAAATTTGGAAAATCGGCAAACAGTTTTTCCCTTACTAATGGGTGTTGGTCCATCAGAACAACATTGATTTTCCTTTTTCCACTACAGTTTGCTATAACAGAACTAATTACATCCTTTACTAACTTACCCTTGTATGAATATATAATTACATCTATATCATTCATCGTCATGGGATACGTCCTTAGTTTTTTTACCTTTTAATCCAAAAGATTTTTTAATCCATGCAACTTCTTTGTAGTATCCGTACAACCTAGATCTTCTATTTTCTGCCATAAGTTCATGTTTGTTTAACTCATCGTTGGTCTCTACTTCTTCAAGTTCCCACGAATCTCTTTTAAATGGTATTATTTGAAAGATTGGAGTGCCCTTTGGTATAATCCCTATGAAATTTCTTTTAAGAAAAAATGCTGTGAATACTGGTAAGCCCCACACATCGGATTCAACTATTCCAGACATTGTATAAAAAGGAAGGTCATATCTATTCATTGGGTGTGTAATTAAAACTGAATATCCTGGTGGAGTTTCATAGTACCAATTCATTCTCCATCCATAGTGAATGGGATGGCAGTTGTCTGGAATTGGTAATTCAATTGTTGGTCTTTTATCTATCATCATTACATCTCCATCCCATGAAATTATTGGCTTCCCATCTTTATCCATATCTACATATACATCATCTTCTAAAACATAGTGATACCCACCAGTCATTGCATCAAAAAATGGCATACACATTTTTGTTGCAACCAGTGCTCCATCAGCACCAATATTATTTTTTACACCAAGAGTAATATCATCATTAGATTTGTCAAACCTTGAAAGGCTTCTATACCATTCTGGAACATTTGATACTGCTGGTACTGGTGCAGTTAACCTTCCATTATGTCCCGTAAATCCTGGGACAAACTTAATCTTTAAAGGTTCTTCTATCGCCATTCTTTAAGTTTTCTCATTTTATTTCTATAACCATTTACAAAAGTGCTTCGCAAATTTAACCTTTGTTCTTGAATTGCTAAAGAAGATTCTTCAGGACTAATAATTTCCATTTCCCACTCTTCTCTTTGAAAAGGTATAACTTGCATTATTGGAGTTCCTTGTTTTAAAACTCCAACAAAATCTTTTTTTATTAAAAACGAAAAGTGACCTTCACTAATAAAATCATCGGTGTCAACTAATGCTCCAATTGCAAGGAAAGGAACTGGGTCTCTATGAATTGGATGAGTAAAAATTGCACTATATCCTGGTGGAGTTTTTATTGACCAAAATGGCATAATTCTAAACAAATCTTTATGATATAGATTTTTATCAATGGGGTAATGGTCGTATTGCTCTCTAGCATGAGATGATATCATGTCTGATCCAAATGGCTTAAGTGTTTGAGGAACAGACCATTCAATTTTTTCTGGATTTGTAGCATCTATGCTTATATCGCATGGTAAAGATATAATGTATCCAGCAGTTATATAATCAAAAATTGGCATACATCTTTTTATTGTAGAAGATGACTGACCACGTTTTAAAAAATTTTCTTCATCTAATGTCCCTGGCTGTTTTTTATACCAGTCTGGAATAGACTTAGTTGCTGAAATTGGTTCTGGTGCAAAGAATGTTGTTTTTTCACTAAATGGATAAAAACTAATTTTTTTCATATAGACTCCTAACGCCCTCTACTATTATATCATTAGCCTGAAAAACTATATCAAACATTGGAGAATCTCTTTTAATCTTTCCAAATTTATCATTAACCATGTGTGGTCCAACTCTTTTAAAATGAAAAGAAATAAAGTCTGGCTCAAGATAGTTCACAGTTTTTTCTACTACTGAATGTCTCTTTTTTGTGCTATATACATAAAATGGAGAATCCAGAGATGATGGCTCATAAGAAATCTCTAAGTCAGCATCAATATACCATGGCATATAAAATTTAAAGGTTCCAGGAAAACATCCAGACATAGGCATATGTGTTTCTTCTGTATTATAATATTGCCTCATCCATGGCCTGTCTACATTAATAAATACCCCATCTTTTCTTTCTAATAAGAAAAACTCTGCATGATTTGTTTGTCTAAGAGTAATAATATTATCTTTGATAGATATTAATTTTGGCATTGGATAAAGAGCCTCAACATAAGAATTAATTGGTTTTATTATGCTGTCTTTATATTTTCCATCTAAAACCTTTGAGTATGAAATCCATTTTTCTGGTAGTCTGGAGTCCTTGCTTATTTTACTAAAAGCAGGATCTTTTGTTTTGTACCATATATCAAAATCATAGTCCATATTGTGAAGCATCTTTGGCTCATTTTTTGCCATCAACTGTTCTTTTTCCATACACTTCCTTAATTTTATATAATAAAGTATACCATTGATCAGCCCTACTGTTTTTCAACCTTTATGACATCCCCAAACTCTCCTGACTCAACAACGGTAATCTTTAATCCATGAACCAAGATATAATCCTTGATCTTTAATGGTGCATCAGAATTACTAAATGTTGGGCTGGTAATCTTTCTATTCTCTGGTACTAAAATCCTCATTCCATCATGGCTAGAAGTTAAAGATGTATCAACAACATAAACCAAAGCGCCTTCACTTTCTTCTGGCATCTTATAGTTTAGTCCAACAGATCTTAGTGACTCAATTACTACAACTCGGGTAGGAGTAATTGGTATAACAATTAGTTTATTTTTATTTGTTTTTGTGGAAGATGGGGCAATCCAAGTAATAGACGTTTCTGTTTTTGAGATGCATGAAACCTGTTTGTCTCCCCAAAACTCAGCAAGCCATTTATGCCATCCAAGAAGATCTGATGCTGCATAGCGACTCATAATTCCAAACTCAAACATACCATCTTCAAAATTTCTATTATTATCGTCGAATCCAAGCGATACATGTTGCATTTCATGAATCCACCACATTGGGTGTACAAAATTTGATGCACGATAAAATGATGAAACATTATATGGTGGGAAAATAGACGCACTAACAGATCCTTCGTCTGTATTTATTTGCATTAAGCCTGCCTGTTGAACAATTCCACCAGGAGATCCTGCTGGCAAAACAATAATAACAAAATCTGCAGAAGAAAAATCAATGTACTTATCTACAGCAGAGACAAGGTCTTTGTTAAATCTTAAAGCATTTTCATGCGTTCTTTCATGAATAAGATTATACTCAGATATATTCTTGTCAAACTCTAAGTATTCTTTTGGAACGTTGAACTTAACAGATGATCCATTATCTGAAGAACCTTTTACCCATTCTGAAACAAAGTCAAAGTACTTGCTATAGTCATCTAATGGAGATTTTCCATTTCGTGGAGCATCTTTTGTGTAAATTGGAATTACTTGAAAAACAGAATTTGGTCCAGGATGCTTTGTTTTATCCCAATAAGATTTTTGATCTGCAGTTGGGAAAGCAAGTGTGTTTTGTTTTTGTTTATTATTTTTAATTTTACATTCTTCAATATTTACCAAAGACTCTGACTGGCTTACAGTTGGTTCAGTTTTTAAAAAATCTACTGGAACTCTAAGAGGCCCTGAACATGCTTGTTGATTTTTAAACCATGACTCAAACTCTTTCCATTCTTGTGGCGTAAGCGGGTCAATGTCACATGGCGTCTTAAAGTATTTTAAAGAAACGCTCTCTACTGGTGTAGGCGTAGGGTTAGGCACTGGTGCTGGTGTTGGGGTTGGCTTAACAACAGGTGATTTTTTTACAGCCCATCTATAAACTTTTCCATTTTTTAAACATATTGTATTGTTTTTAACTTTATTTAAGTTAGACTTAGAGCATGACTTATTAGTAAACTCATACTCTTGAATATTTTTTTGAATAGGCTTTACTTCAACTGGTGCTTGGGTTGGTGCAAGCAAAGACGCAACTGTTACTGTAGATACACAAACTATACACATTTAAATTACTGCTCCTTTATTTTAAATACTACCTGGCAAGGATCTCCGCCAGACTCCCACTCTTCTTGCTCTTCATCACTCATGTATGGATCTCCATCATGAGTATTACAGAAAGGCTCTGTTATCCATCCACGATCAATTCCATTATTTAGCCAGATTTCAAATTCATCATAATCTAACTCATTCGCTTGAATACCTTTTAGGATCTCATCAAATTCTTCGCTCATATATAAAGTATATCTCTAAATTCTGACAATGTCAAATGACTATCTAATAGTCTTGCTATCATTAAGATTATCACTTATTTTTTTCTAAATATTTTTTATAAATAAAATCAGCCCAGTACTGATGAAATGGCTCCCCAATATGGTCATTGTCGTCTGCAAGGAATTTTGCATTATCGTTTTCATATAAGTATTTTTTAACAAAACTATTTACATCTGACAATTCATATTGATAGAATGTATTAAAATTATTTATTTTACTATTTTCTATTCCTAAATATTTTTCGTTTTCACAAGGTGCCCAAGAAAAAGAATATAACTTTATACTATTGCTTTTGCAGTATAGGTCTAACATCAAGTAATACTGATACGCTAATAAATTTAAAACTTTATCATCTGTTCTAGTTAAAAATGAAAATTTAATAATATTTTTATTATTTATAGAATAAAATCTTGTAAAATCTGGCATATTTAAAAATATTACATCTGGATTTTTATATGTTTTACAATATTTAAAAATTAAAGAAATGCATTCCATTATTGAAGATCCACTAGAACCAATATTAAAATATCCAGATGTAGTGTTGTTTGTTTTTATTTGATCATACACAATCTTTGACCAAACTTTATCGTAAGGCATTCCATTCCCAAAGGTATAAGAACAACCTGAAAATAAAATATGCAATCCTTCATGGTCATTTTTAAAACTATCAGATCTAAAATAATTTGAATTTAATTCATTTATATAAAAATTAGGATTTGTTTTTTTAAATAGTTCATCCCAATTGCTTATACTTAATGTTTTATTTCTTGCAATTGGAACATCTGAAAAAAAATATAAATCATTATCTGGGTCCGCATTTGTTATATCTGGGAACATAAAAGGACCCAAAAAAGATTCTTGAAAGTTATCCATTTAATAAATTAGCATTCTTTTTTTAATCTTTTTTTTATTTTTTTTTAATTGAATAATAATTTTTATTTTTTTAATTATTTTCTTCATATACTCACTACGTCAACTGGACCCATGCAAGATGGATTAAATTTAATTGCAGAATTGACTGCTTGGACCACTCTGTTCCTTGCATTTTTCTGTTTATCTGTTGCATATAAAACCCCATAAGCATACTCTGCTCCTGAGCCCATGGCAAGATATGGAAGTGTGTACTTAGATAAAGACATATCAGCAGAACTGTGCTCATAGATTTGACCACGAACTGCAATGATTAAACCAAGGTCTCCGTCTTTAGATGTATCAACCCAAAACTCATTATAAAATTCTTTTAGTTCTTTAATAAATCTAGTCTGCATAAACTTATCTGTATCTTTAATATTTGGCGGAGTTGGCTTAAAGTTATAGCGGATTCTTTCTCCGTCCATTGCTCCAGCATACCCAATAAGATAAGGACCTATCTTCCAAACCTTTGGTGCTTCAAGTGCTAAAATAGTACCATCATCTGATGCTCCACGATCTCCTGCCATATAAATTTTATCTTCATGTCGAACAACAGCAATACAAGTCATGGCAAAAGCCCTCTCCAGATAGGTTATACTCAAGTATACCATTGCCCAGAGAGGGCTGTCAAGCAAGGTTAATAATGATTAATTAGCCTTTTTGTCTACAGATTTAAAGGCGTCATTTATTTCTGCCAATGATAGCCTTCCATCGTCCAAAAAAGCCCTTGCCAGTCTTTCAATAACTGTTGCTACTCCTAAGAGTCCTGCAAGCATAACTGCCTGAACCGTGTCAATTCCTACTACGGCTCCTGCTCCCAAGACTGATAGTCCTGATGCTGCAAATACCGCAAGAATTCTCATCAGAATATTTGTTATTGCTTTCTGTGGGTGCTCCTGCTTTGGGGGTTCTACTACTTTTTTAATTGCCATTTTATTTCTCCTTTCTTAGCGGGATTGTAATTAGCCAAATAATTGTTGTTGCAAGCACTGCAATACCAACAATGTCTCTTGCTGATCCCGTCAAAGTTAGCCATGCGATAAAGAAGCCAAGGAGGGTGAATGCCTGTGCGATTAATTCCATTCCTGCGTCTTTAAACCATTTAGTTAATCCCTTGAGTGCTTTACCCACAAGACTAACTGCTTTGTTGATTATTTTCATTTGTTCCTCCTTATGACTGCCCCTGCAATTTGTGATACGATGATCACTGGGACAATTACTTCTTGCGCTTTCTCTCTCTGATCGTCTGTCATATCCATACCTAACTCAGAGAAATTAGATAGGAGTTCTGTAACATCCACTTCAAATACTGCTGCAAGTGGGTCTGCTAAGAATGCTTCTGTTTGTACTTCTGTTACTGCATCCGCTAATGTAAATGGCATTGGGGTTTCTCCCGCCTCTGCTTCTCTATCTGAAAACTCAACAAATGCTTCTGCAAGTGCTGGGTTAGATTTCATCTGCTGTGCAATCTGTGCAACTTCTGAAGGCTTAATACCAAGGTCTTGTGCAACCTCAGCCTTTGCTTCTTGAGTCAATGCTCTAAGTGTTTGGCTAACTGCTGTTACTTGTTCAGGGGAAAGAGTAACTAACTTATTATCACTGCTTGTAAGGTTAGCAATAACATTAGATAGATCTTCTTCTGTTCCAGTTCCTTTTTCAGGAACAAGGGCTGCTAATACCTCATCTTCAATTACTACATCTGGTTCAGTCCAAGGGTTTTCTTCTGGCTTTGGCTCTGGGCCAGGTTCTGGTGAAGGTTCTGGAGCAGGCTCTTCAGTTGTCTCTGGGGTAGGTTCTGGAGAAGGCTCAGGTGTTGGTGGTTCCTCTGGGGTAGGCTCTGGTGTAGGCTCCTCTGCAGGGTCCACTGTAGGCTCTGGAGAAGGCTCTGGTGTAGGAGGCTCTTCTGCCGTAGGTTCAGGGCTTGGTTCTGGCGTAGGAGGCTCTTCTGGTGTTGGTTCTGGACTTGGCTCAGGAGTAGGTGGCTCTTCAGCAGTTGGCTCTGGGCTTGGTTCTGGGCTAGGCTGATTGGCTGCAGCGTTGGCTGCTGCCTGTGCAATAGCAGACTGAATTTCTCTTTGTGATTGCTCATCATAGTAACGCCATGCATCATCAATTGCGCTGTTGACATTATTAATTGCTTGATTATATGCGCTAATAGCATTGTTTTTATTTTGCAATGCCGTTGCAACATTTAAAACTGCGTTGTTATATTCATTTGTTTTATTAGTTAGTGTTTGATTGTAACCATTAAGTGTTGATACTGCTTGGTTATAAACATTTAATTTATCATTATATACATCTTGGGCTAAGTTTTTTGCAGAAAGGGCATTGTTGTATTCGTTGGTTTGTTCTTGGGTTGCTCCAGATCCATGAGAAAATGTATTTAGATTACAACTAAAGTTTTGTCCCCATACTCTTGGGCTTCCAGAATAGTCACATCCTGCACCAGTCCATCCTCCAGGAATACCCCAACCAAGATTATAGGAACCTACTCCTCCGCCGTTATACCACCAAATTTCTACATCAAAAACCTTGTCACTTGTTACATCATATACTGGAGAATAATCACTCCAAGTTGCTCCTTGCTCTACCCAGTTATCTATGGCCAATGATCCATCAATATACATTCTAAAACCATCATCTGTATATCCTGCAAAGTATGCTTGCGTAAACCATGATGGAACAGTTATCTGTCCAGTAAATTTAACTATAAAGTTTTCATATCTATTACCACAAACTGGGCGAGTCATATAGTTTCCATTTAGTGTTCCACTACATAAGAATTCATCTGTGGCTGCAAGTCCATTAACTCTAATTAGACTATAAACATCGTATGCCAAACCAGCAGAACCAGCACTGTCTAATGCTTGCTGAGCGTTTGAAAGATTAATGTTGGCTACTCCAAGTGCATCGTAGGCATCATTCTTATTGTCTAAAGCAGTGGCTACTGTTACTGTTTGTTCATCTACTGCTGATTGGGCTAATTCTTTTTCTTCAAGTGCCGTGGTTTCTGCGTCAAGAGAGTCATCATATAGGTCAGAGGTTTGAGACTGGGCTGATTGTGCAGATACTGCAAGGTCGTATTTATCTTCTGCTTCTTCAATTAGGGATATAAGTTCATCTTGGTAGCCAAGGTCATCTACGCTATTGTTGAGTTCTTCAATTTCTTGGGCTGCAACTGTTAGGGGGTCATCAGAGTGGGCACCTTCTGGAGAGATAATAAGCCAGCCAAATGCTAACAATGTGACTGCTGCTATTCGTATTAGTTTTTTGATTACCTTTCCCCCTTGCAGACTGATGTCTGATAGGATGATTATACCATTTTATTGCACAAAAAAGGGGCTACCGTAATTGGTAACCCCCTAATTGTTGGACTAATTACTTGACGTAAGTAACCTTAGCCTTTGGATTCTTTGCATTCCACTTCTTTGCAAGTGAATTGAAAGCATCCTTAATTGACTTAAGTGCAGCAGCATTATCTGCTGTTAACTTAGCGATAGTTGCATCCTTGGCAAGGACAACTGCATCTGAAGCAGCCTTTGCATCAGCAAGTGCCTTAGCAGAAGCAGCCTTCTCGGCAGCAAGTGCAGTTGCAGAAGTAGCCTTCTCTGCTGCAAGAGCAGCATCTGAAGCAGTCTTAGCAGCAACAGCATCTGAAGCAGCCTTTACGACTGCAGCATCTGAGATTGCCTTAGCAGCAAGTGCTGCATCCTTAGCAGCAGTTTGTGCTGCGAGTTCTGATACTAGATCACGAACTGCAATCTCTGCAAATGGTGCGAGTGTACGAGCAGTTAGACCAACTACATCTGCATCTGATGCATCTGTTGATGTTGTTGGAGCAAATGTGATAAGTGATCGTGTTCCAGTTGCTGGAAGTGTTGCGCTAAACTTTGCAACTCCAAAATCTGAAAGTGTTGCACCAGTTGTTGCTGTTGCAGAAGTTAGCGTTGCTGTTGCAGCGAATACTGTTGCTGTTAGAGACTTAGCAGAAACCTTGTTTCCAAATACGTCTGTTGCAGTAACTGTAATATCCTGCTTTGTTCCAGCAGCACCTGTTGTAGGTGCAGAAACTGTTAGGTTATTAATTAAACCAGCAGTACCTTGTACGTAATAAGTAAGAGTTGTTCCACCATTAGTGATTACAACTGTACCAATTGCTGTTGTCTTTGTGTAGACATAGAATGTTGCTGTTGTGCCTGTACCAGTTGCAATAGTCAAAGATGATGATCCTGACGTTGCTCCAATTGGTGCAGCAGATGTGTGTAGTGCAGACACGATTGTTGCATTTGTTGCTACTACAGAAACGACTGTTCCTGTGTCAACTGTTGAAACAAACTTTAGTGCATCAGTAATGTCAACTGTGTTGTCTGCAGGCACTGGTAATACAGCAGGTGTAGAAATTGATGAAGCAGATGACTTATCTGTATTTGCCGCTCCAAGAGTTACTGCTACTGTCATTACAGCAGCACTTGCAGGTGTTGCTACCATTGTGCCCAAAGTCATGGCTGCAACCATGGCTAGTGCGATTTTCTTGAATGAATTCATTCGTTATTCTCCTTGTTTATAGTGTTTTTAGTCCATCCAAATAGTCTTTTATCTCATCTATTTGGCTAGGTTTATATTGTATCACATTGCGACTCTCCAGGTCAAATTGCTCTTCTGGAGTCTTTGGTCTGTCTTTAAAGGTGTGAACCTCTACTTCAGTGTCTATATTTTTTGGAGTATGTGATATTGCTCCAAATATTGCTCCACACACAGCATCAGCCAAGTCCTTTGACTTTTTGCGTGGGTGATCAACTCTGTCATTTTTCATAATCTTTAACTGTGTTAGTTCATCAAATAATAAATCTATTGCTGGCATAGCAAGTCTTTCCTCATATACAAGCATAGCCATATCTTCATAATGTTTTTTAGCAACAGAAACAGTATCAGTTTTCATTCCAACCTGCTTGAGTTCATTCTGAATATCAAATGATTGCCAACGGTCAAATGAAACCATGCCAATATCAAAACCTATTCTTCTAAGGTTCTGAATCCATTGCTTAACTTCTGAAAGATTAACTGGGCCTTCTACCTTTGGTTCCCACCATGCTACTGCATCTACTACTACAATTGGTGCTACTTGTTCGTAGTTGTTGATGACTTGTATGTTTACCCATTTTTCTACATGTGCAATAGCAACAGCACACTTATCGTGCTTCTGGGCAAGGTCAGCATGCACATAATACTTTTTAGTTGGATCTGGTTTAAAGGCTTCGTCAAACCTTCTAAAGTTATCCACAGGGTTTCTAAGTGTCATGCAGGCTTTTACTTTTTCTTGTTGCTTAAAGAATGCATCAGAAGCAAAGGTTGGTACGCAGGTAAAGCGCATCATTGCATCTCCAAGGTCAGTCATAAAAGCAATCTTAAAATCATCAATCTGTCTTGTTGGGTTTACTTCCCATGTAGGTCTTTTTAGTGCGAACACTCCAGGGTATTTGTACGAGATTATGTGGTCTTCATCCCAGGAAATTTCAAACTTATTGTTTGGGTCTGTATCTGGTAGCAATGGGTTAATGATAAACTCGTGGGTTCTTTCAACTACTTCTTTTTCTGCAACAACTGCATCATACTTCTCTGAGATATAGTCTCCTGGGTATCTTGGGAATGAAAGCAAAACAACTTTGCCAAGGTCTGGGAAACGAGAGTCAACTGATCCACGGAAAGCCTTGTAGATATTCTCAGCAGTCTTACCTTGTTCATTACCTGTTCCAACTTCAGATGCAAAACCAGAGATCTCATCAAGCACTGCAAGAAGAAGGTTTAAACCCTCATGCGATTCTCTTTCTGAGTGACCAGAGTAAACAGTTATAGACTTATCAAACTCAACTGAGTCTGCTTTTGCATAGTACTTTCCAGCAAACCATGGGGATCTTTCAATCTTTGATTTAAAACCTTTAAAGAAAACATTCTTAGCCTGTTGAGCGTTAATAGCAACGTTAATTAAATCAATAGCATCTCCTGCTGGCTTACCAAAATACTTTGCTGGGTCTTTCAAACATAAAAGTTTGTATACGATATATGCACATGCTACTGTTGATACAAAGTCTTTTCCAGATCCCTTGCCAAGTTGCAGGATAATCTCATTCTTGGTATATTTTTCAAAGTATCTTGTACCTTCTTCTTCTCCCATTATGTCAATGAGATCTTCTTTACGATATATCTGACTCATTGCTTCAACAATGTCATATTGAATATCAGAAAGTCCAGGCTGACCTAGATAGGCTTCACCCTCAACAAATGTCTTTGCATTTACTGGTGTCTCTTGAAAATGGTTATCCTTAAGTACTTCAAGAAAATCATTGAACGTCGTGGACAACGGTAATCACCTCGTTGTCTTTTGCAAACGAAGAAAGTCTACGCATAATCTCATCACGAACCTGTGGATACTCAGATGCAATATCTTTTAATATTAAAACAAGAACTTCTTGACGTCTCTCAATCTCCATCATTTCTTCTGCAAGTTCTTTATTCTCAAGCAGACCAGCCTTTTGTAGCATGTCAATACGCTTAGACTCAATATCCATGACAAGTTTAATTGCAGCAGTCTTTGCGCTAAGATTGTTTGTCATTGATGCTTCATCAATAACTTCATATGTACGAGAAACTAATTTGCTATAATGAGTATCTGCTGCTGCAAGGGCTTCCTTAGCACGAGCACGGATAGCATCATTAGCAGATGCCATAACCTTCCACTCATTGATAAGTGTTACAACTCTTTGTCTTGGTATTGAAAGTTGCTTAGAGATTACAGTTGGGTCATTGCCCTTAAGGTATTCTTCTACTACCTGATTTACTTGGTCAAGGTGCTTAACTAGATCATCTTCAGTTGACATATTTTCCTTCTAGTCTATTAATTTCATCCTTGATATAGAAAATTGCTTTCTCAAGATCTTGTATTGTCTTTGCTTCATCTTTAAGTCCTGCTCTCCACAGATACTTAAATGCATTACCAATATTAAAATTACGATGACGAGTTATCTCAATGCACTCAATGCCAGATGGGTCTGAGGTGTAGTGTAAAGGGTTGTTAACTTGGTCAACTGTTATGTTTAAACTATCACTCATCCTCTGTCTCCCAATCAAATGCTTCTGGAATTCCTTTTAATGCAGCAAATGCAAAAGCAAAACCAACAGCACCTGCTACAGCAAGTGCTACTAACGCTTTCTCAACTTTATTCATCGTTTTGACCTCCTCAATCCAAACTTAGCAAGGTATACGTAAATAGTCTCTAGACTAACTCCGCACTCCTTCGCAATCTCTTCTGGAGTCTTCTTGTCCATAAGATATCTCTTACGCATAAAGACTTCTGATGTATATAGTTTAGCAGCCATAATATTATTTGTCAACTCCAATTGCTTTCCCCCAATTTTTTACAGCCCAGTGACCAATCCCACAAGCATCTGCAACATCATTATCAGTAATAGTTCTATCATAGATTGTGTTAATAAATTTTATTGTTCTTTCTTTACGAAGGTTTCTTTCGTATGTCTTATACCAAGAGATAGACTTTCCAGGATATTGATATCTTATGACAACCTGTTCATCTTTAGATATTTTTTTATTTCCTATGTAGTTCTGCCAAGTAATCGGAGAAACAGTTCCAATTACTTTTGTTCCTGATTGGCCTGCTGCCCCAAGGATTGCTCCCTGAACTAATGCAAGATCAGCAGCAGTTTTTGGACTATTCATAAACACTGTGTGCTCAATAATTATTGCCTCAAACCCTCCATAGTAATCAAAAAATCCCTTTACTTTTTTCCCTGCGTCCATAACTTTTTCATAGGTATTGTTTCCTTGAAAATTAATCTTACCCACTATACCTAGATTTTCTCCAGAAAACAAAGAAAAAGCAAGGCTGTTGGTACTGGCGTCAATGGCACAAATGGTTTTTGGAGGTAATTCCATACCCCACTTATTCTTTGCCATTCATGTACCCCTTAATATTTTTTATTGCTTTCGTTACATCCTTTGGATTAACATTACAAATACTACAAAGTTCTTCATCATTATAAATAGAAAGTTTTTCGTTACAAGATTTACATCTTCTATCTTTACCAATCCTATTTTTTCTTTTACCCATCATATAGCGAAGAGCAATTTTTTCTTTTGTTGATTTTTCTCTACACTCTGAAGAGCAATATATTTGATAATTTATCTCTGTTTGAAATTGTTTGTCACACCATTGGCAAATTACCATCTAGAGGCTCCATAGACTTTAGTTTAAAGTCTCCCTTACCAGCAGCATCACATGCCTTTTTAATTGGACACGATTTGCAAATTTTTGAATTTGAGCGATAGTTCTTTTCAGGAAGGGTCCTGTCAACCCAAGCCTTACGAACTGATCTCATCCATTCAAACGTCTGGTCTACCCACCGACGATAATAATCATTTACTTCTACTGGAAGAATAAGCAATTCATGATTGTTTTTATTTTCATAAATAAGAACTGCTTTAGGCTTCTTAAGAATTTTCATATAAATAAGCAACTGGATTAAATGACCAGTCTTTGGTTTCATGTGCGCCTTACGGTACTCAAACCCTTCGTTCATCATTGTTTTAATTTCACCAAGAAGTTCTTCTCCCTGCCAATTAACAATAACATCTCCGTAACCAAAGATTGGTGGATCGTTATGTGTAATCTTAAACTCTGAATCAACAAGGAAATCTGGTACATTGCCCATAGCCTCTTGAATTCTTTCATGGGACTTTGTCCCAGCAGTCATGTTTGCTGCGCTATATGGTGTTGCATCATCCTCAAACATTTGTCCGTCAAAAGCAAGGTACCAGTATCTTGGACACTCTCCATGCCCATAGGCAATAGTTGATGGTGCAAAAGTTTTCTTTTGTGTTTGTTTGTCAATACGGTTAACTGTATAACCAGACTGAATTTTTTCAGTTAGCCCAGCAGCATCCACTGGGTGGATAGGTGCCTTTTCTTGCTTAACCATAATCTGTTGCAATAAACTTTTTGTCATATTTTACTCGTTTCTATTACTATAAGTATAGCAGACTAGCGTGTAATATATTTGAGTGCCGACACTAAATTGTTAATAGATTCTGCAGCAGTGTAGTAGATATTCTTTTTACCACGATCTGATTTGTCAACATTAGCCATCCAGGTGGCTTTAAAGGCCATTTTAGCAGCAATGGCTTGTAGTCTCACTATTTCAACCGTAGCAACATTTAAAGGTATGTCTGGCTTAAGAATGACTTTGGCTATAAAAGTTAAAGCAGTTGTAAGTTCTTCGTCACCCATGTAGTCTGCAATTTCTGACAATCCATTTATCATGTCTATCGTTGTATTGTTTTGTTCCATTTTATCCCATCGATTCTATTGATATACCATCTAAAATTCCGTCTTCATTCCATTTTTTAAATGCTGACTGCATATCCTGTCTTGATTGTAACTCATCTAAATATTTTTTTCTTTTGTCTTTATTTTTTTCTGGATCAATAGGATTATCTTCACCAGTAAAACGATAACTTGTTGTAGGGCAATAGTCCATGCTTATAATCTCACAAAACTCACCTTCTTTAAACTTACGCTTTGGTCGCCAATGTATTTGATTAACAGCACTAAAGACAATTGTTTGTCCGCTCTTCAGGGAGTATTTTGTAAAATTATTAGTATCATCCCAGTTACTTACATACAGGTCCCAATCTATATTTGTGTTTGGACAGTAGTTAATAGTTACAAGATTTTCATCAGCATCTAGGTGTGGTGGTAAGGCTGGAGAGTTATCTCCATAACCATAGTTTATATTATAATCAATATAGTTCCAGTGACATAAGGCTATGTCTCCCTTATATAGTGGCTTTGCGATTTCATCTAAACGCTTTTCGCAATCTTCTGGCATGTCAAATTCAATTAACATTCTTGCCATGTTGCGTGGGATCTTTGGCTGATATCGACTTTTAAATTCTGATTGACGAATATATCCATCTTCAATCTTATCACCAATAAAGAAAGGCTCAATAAGTCTATTCTCTTCAATTCTTCTTCTTATCTCTGCATCTTGTTCAGCAGTAAATAGATCATCTATATAGAATGGCAATGGCTTTGTATAGTTTTCAAAGCCAGTTAGATATTTGTGAAGACCTGGAACACTATTCTGAGTCGTCATTAGTAAAACCACCGTTTGCAAAGAACTGTTCCATATAGATAGACGCTTTTTCTTTTAGCACCTTATTAATTTCTAGGTCTTTTGTTTCTGCTTCTGGATCTACAAAATGAAAAAACACCATCTCCACAAACTCATTGTCTGCAAAGTTCTTAGGCTCTCTCCAGTGAATCTGATGTGTTCCACTAAATGTTAATGCCTGATTATCTTTTAATGTAAAACTTTGATCTGGCTCAACAATAAGTGGCCACTCAACATTTGACTGTATCTGATAATCAAAAGTGAATCTAGGCTCTTTAAATGTTTCATCGTAATGTGGAAACAATGATGGCTTGTAATGAAATTTACCACAGTTACTTGTTACGTTATTGTACCTTGCGTGGCAGTACTCTGACAAAATAATTCTTTTATTTCCACTTACAGATCTTGCAATACTCGTAACTTTTTCAATAATTGCATCTGGCAACTGAATAAAAGTATTTGCCTGGGCATGGTTCTTTATAAAAGATCCACCGCTATTATTCTGTACGGCCTTATAAATTTCGTTGACTTCTTGGCTAGTAAAGACATTCTCTACTATTGTATTTATTTCATCTTGTTTCATATTGTCTCCTTGTATTGTAGTAGTTTAGTCTTTATATAACTCTTCATTTGCTTCAAGATTGTAAAATTGAGAAAGAAATCTTGTTCTTTCTGATAAAATCATATCTTGATCTTTATCAAGAGGTGTTGGATCTATGTATTCTAAATGACAAAAAATCATATCTATTTTGTTTCCAGGAAGAATTTTTGTAATTTCCCTCCAATGCGTTTGCTGTGTTCCAGCAAAAACTAGTGCTTGATTGTCTTTTAAAAAATAACTTTTATCTTCTACAACAAGGCCCCAGTCTTGATCAGCGTGAACTTGAATATCAAACGTAATTCTTTGTTCATCTCTTAAGTCGCAATGTGGAAAAAGTTTACACTCATATCCGTAGGCTGGATCATACCTTGCAAACGAATAATCCCCAACTAATCTAACCTTGCCAGCAAGAGATGTCTTTTCTATAGCCTTGTTAATTTTGTCTTCAATTTCTGGAAGTTTTACATGCCAGGCTCTATGCCCAGCCCACTTTTGTAATTTTGTTTTGTCTTCTGGGGTATTATTTACAATGCTATAAATATAAGCAACATCTGCTTCATCAAAAATATCATCAACAATCATAACTTCAAAGTCTTGGTTAGAGACCTTTTCTTGAGATTTTACTAGGTTTTGATATTGATCGTAAGCCCTACCCTTAATTCCTTGTTCCATAATTATATTATACCACTATCTGATATCTGTTCCAATATTGACATCTCTATTATTGCAAGCCTAACCTTTGCGTTTCCTTCGCCAATCACAACAACTATGGCAGGATCTTTTCCATTCTTCATTGCATCTGTTGTTGCCTTTGCCCAAACCTCTTTGTTTAATGTAAAAGACTTTCCAACTTCTTTAAAATCTACAACAAAGTTTCTCCAAGAGGCATCCCCCTTTTGAGTGTTACGACCAGAGTTCTTATGCTGCTTAGCCCCTATTCTTTTGGACTCACTCTTCTCTGTCATTACCCTTCCATTTCTGCTTTCCAAACTTGACCGTGCTTAGATGTTTACTTGGACACATCCAGGTCATTGTCTTTGTTTCTGAATAAAGTCTTAGTGACCTTACTTCTACCTTGCATTCATGGCAAACAAACTTTCCATTGTAAACAGTAAAGTTAGCCACTGAGTTTTGCCTTGATTGATTCTTGCAAATCAAGATCCTCTCTTACACGATTAACAAATGCCTCTTTGCCTTGGACTTTTGATCCATCAGGAAGAATGTACCATGCACCTGTACGCTCTACGATACCATTTAATTCAGCAGTAGTAACAAGATCACCGATGGTGTCAAGACCAATATCATTACCTCTAAAATAAAAATCATACTCGCCAGATTGAAACCCTGGGGAGGTTTTTGAGAACTGGAGTTCCCATTTAATAGTTCTACCAATTTTTTCTTCAATTAATTTGTCTCCTACCTTAATCTTTCCTTTAATCGCTTGATTGTCTGACTCGGAACTAAATAACTTAACAATGCAAGAAGAATAAAACTTAGTAGCCTGACCACCAGAAGGCTGCTGGCTAGTATACATAGCGTTAATATTATTGCGAGACTGGGAAATAAGAACAAGAAGAGTAGGCTTAACCTTGTTGTTAGCATAATTAAGCATTTTCCATGCGTTACTAAAGTCACGAGATTCTGCCCCAATCTGCTTTGTATTTTCTAATGCCTTCATCTCATCTGTATCTTTTTCAAAATAGATTGCTGGAAGCATTGATGTAATAGAGTCTACCACGATTAAGTCAACACCAGCGTTCATTAATCCAACACCTACATCTACCATGTCACTAATAGTTCTTGCCTGTGAATAGATTAGTTTTTCTGGATCTACCCCCAAAGTTCTAGCCCAATCTTCTGAGTATGACATTTCTGAGTCTATCCATGCACACAGTTTTCCTTCGGCTTGTGCTAGAGCAATCATCTGAAGGCACATAGAAGACTTTGCAGAGGACTTGGAGCCCCATATAAGAACTTGTCTGCCATAAGGTAGGCCTCCTCCTAGAGCACGGTTTAAACCAAAACTAGGTGTTGGTTGATATTCATAGTTAACCCCCACACCAGTTCCAAGTCTTTTCCTTAACTTAGGATCAAGTTGTGCTAACGCCTCTTCTATACTAACTGACATGTACATCCTCCAATGTTACGGTTCCGTCTTTAGTCTTGCCAAAATCAAACTTGTATGACTTTCCTTCTTCGATATGCATGTATGCCTTTGCAAACGATGTAGGAAAAACTGTAATAGAATGTAAGTCTCTGCTTGTATCTGCAAGTGTAAGAGATGCCATCTTCTTTCCAGTCTTTGTTATTCTTGGCTTAAAAGATACAACAAACATTTCATCATCCTTGTATGGAAGTTGCTTATAACTTAAGAACTTTACAAGAGCGTGTGATGATTCTTTTATCTCATCTGAAGGTATGAAAGAAACAATCCTGTTATCATTACACAAGACCAGATAAGAACGACCTGTCTCAATAGTCGTATTTTCATCATCAAATATACCGACACTGCCAGTTTTGTCCAAAATTTCAACTCGTGACCATCCTGTTCCTCGTTTAATTGATTTTACCATACCCATAAAAATGTATGATCCTTTTTCTTCAAAGTCAACAATGTCCTCAATAAATGCATAGTAGTGAGAAGGGATTGTAATGTTAAACTCTGGTAGGTTTAGATACTCATAAAGATTTTCTTTAATCTCTTGATCATTTCTAGGATTATCATTAAATGTTGCAGCACCAATTACTCTTAGTGCCTGAAGTGCACGGCTATTTACTCCGTTTCCTTTTGTGAAGGTAAATTCTTCAAGTTCTTTATACGAATTGAATGGTCGTGCAGATATGTATCTTTCACCAATTTTGTCAGATATGAACTTGATAGCACTGAGTCCAAACCTAATACCTTTACCCTCAATTTTAAAATCAATATCCGAATCGTTAATGTGAGGTAACTTAACGCTAATGCCCATTCTTTTTGCTTCAATAAGGTATTCAGTTCTCGCATCTTTGTCCTTTTCATTTTTTAGCACTGAGTACATAAACTCAAGTGGGTAATAATACTTTAACCATGCTGTCCAATATGATAGCGTTGAGTATGCTACTGCGTGAGACTTGTTAAATGAGTACCCTGCGTGGGCCTCAAAGTCATGCCAAAGGTCACGGGCAAGGTTTGGAGAGATAAACTTAGATGCACCCTCTACGAACTTCTCTTTAAACTGATCAAACTCTTTAGCATCTTTTTTCTTTCCAATGATCTTTCTAACTTTGTCTGCTTCCGACATGGACATACCGCCAAGGTGTACGCATGCTTGCATAACTTGTTCCTGGTAAAGAATACAGCCATAAGTGTCCTCCGTAAATTCTTTTAGTACTTGGTGGGTATAAGATATATTTTGACGACCATGTTTACGATCAACATAGTCTTTTCCAATAGTATTCATAGCACCTGGGCGAACTAGAGCATTGGATGCTGCAAGTTCATTCAGGTTCTTAACTCCCATTTTAACAAGAAGGTTTGTGTACGGTGCTGCTTCACACTGGAAGACACCCTTAGTATATCCATCTGAAAGCATTTGATAAACATTTGCATCGTCCATCTTAATCTTAAGAAGGTCAATCTTTTTACCATCTCGCTCTTTGATTATATCAATTGTATTCTTAAGAACAGATAAAGTCTTAAGACCCAAAGCATCAATCTTAATCAAACCAATTCTTTCAGCCTCTTCCATGTCAACACCAACAACAGGAATTCTTTCGTCTGATCCTGTAGAAGATCTTGTTTCAAGCGGTGCATATCTAAAGATTGGTTCCTTACTTGTTACTACACCTGCTGCGTGAATTCCAGTACCACGAATTCTTCCACGAAGTTGTTCTCCATAGATCTCTACTTCTGGATACTTCTCACGAAATTCTCTTGTTGATTTTGATGTACAAAAATCATCCCACGAGTCTACAGTCTTTAAAACCTTATTAACATCTGATAAAGGAATATTTAATACTCTTGAAACGTCTCTAACAATTCCTTTACCAGTAAACTCAAGGAAGGTAGCAATAGATGCAACATGTCGATACTGTCTAACTAGATAGTCTTTAACTTCTTCACGACGAGTATCTTGAATGTCTGTATCAATATCTGGAAAGTCATTTCGTTCTGGGTTAATAAAACGGAAGAACAAAAGGTTGTGCTCAATTGGATCAATGTCTGTAATCTTGAGTGCGTAACAAACAAGAGAACCAGCAGATGAACCACGACCTGGCCCCACCATAATCTCTTCCTTCTTTGCCCAGTTAATCATATTACTTACGACAAGGAAGTATGAAGCAAACTTTTTATCCTTAATAATCTGCAGTTCTTCTTCAAGTCTGTCAAGGTATTCTTGATTTTCTGACAACCCACGCTCTACCAAACCTTCTAGTGCAGCCTTTGCGAGTTCTTTGTCAGGACTCTTGTACTGTACAGGAAGAAGGTTTAGTCCTTCTTGAATGCCATAGTCTCCTACTGTATCTGCTAATAGGAGTGTGTTTGAGTATATGTCTGGTCTATCAATACCCTGCGATTCCATGGCTGCTTTAATCTCTTCGTATGAGAGCAGGTGAATATCAAATTTGTTAAATGTTATCTGACGGTCTTCGCCGTAGAGATAGTCAAGGCGTTCCATCATGCTGCCTTTTTTCTTTGACTTCTCGTATGTTGCATCTTTTACAAACTTGCCATGTGTATTCATTAGCAACTTAAACTCTTGTACTTCTTTTTGTGACGAGTCTACATGGTGACAGTCTGGTGTTACAACAACCTTAATTCCAAACTCATCTGCAAGTTCTATAAGGTACTTGTTAATCTGTGAATCATTGTGAGGCATGACTTCAATATAGTAGTCATCTTCAAATCTTTCTTTAAACCACAAAATGTACTTCTTAGCAAGAGCAAACTCTTCTTCTTCAAGGGCTTTAACTAAAACGCTACTTGGACAAGCAGAGGTTACAATAATTCCCTCTTTATACTTTTCAAGAATAGTAAAATCAAAGCGTGGTTTCTTAAAGAAACCATCTGTCCAAGATAGTTCACTAATCTTATTAAGGTTTTCCAAACCAATTTGATTCTTGGCTAGAAGGATAATGTGATTGTAGACAAGATCTTGTTGACCTTCTCTTTCAGACTTATCTCTTGTATCAGATATGTCTGCACACATGTATCCTTCTAGACCTAGAATTGGCTTAATGCCCTTTGCTTTTGCAATACGGTGCAGTTCCCTATGCCCAGATAAAGTACCGTGGTCAGTGATGGCAATTGCTGGCATCCCTAACTCAACTGCACGGTCAACGTATTCTTCTGGAGTAGCAATCCCATCAAATAAACTAAAATGGGTGTGGACATGTAAGCCTACGTAGTTCATATTACCAATCAGCGTTTGTTGCTGATGTGGCAGATGGGCCATCAAAGCCCAAGTAGAACGCTTCTTGTTCTGCGTATGGAATCTTGCGTAGTGCAGACTCTAGTGGATAAGGCTTGATGTCTCCCCAATTAAATGGTTCCTTATCTGGTGCTGATGGAATAAGTGTGTAATTAGTTTCAGTTCCCTGACCATTACGCTTTAACTTCCACTGTACGTTTGAAATGCTTCCTGTCTCAAGAGCATACTCACGAATTGTATTGAATGATGATTGCTTGCTAACACCCATTGACCAGATTGCAACATATGGTGCCTCAATACCGTCATCTACAATTACGTTGCAATAGAAACGAAGACGTGCTCGCCAGCCAGCCTTTGGATCCTTGCGGTGCATTTCTTCAGCCCAGTCACGACCTTCTGTGTCCATCGTGTCTACAGCCTTGCGCTTGTAGTCCTTTGGGTTTGTGTGTTCTGATACAACAATTGCTAGTCCACGATCTGCGTTATAGTTTGCTGAATCTTCATCTAGTTCTTCTAAGAACCTAATCTTTACTGATTGTCCGTCAGCAAGTTTTAACCACTTAACCTTTGGACCATCGCCACCCTTTGGGCCATCTAGTACTGGGCCCATTTCTTTTATTCCTCTTAGTATTGCCATGTGTTTTCTCTTTTCTTTTATGTTATTGTTTTAGTTTAGCATAGACTGTATTGATTTGTCAAACTGGAAGTCCAGTTCTTGAATTGACTTATCGTCCATATCGCCTATATCTTTATATTTTTTATCTAGTTTAATTACGGATACACGAGAACCAAGTTTTTCAAGTATCTTAGTTTTCATATTTCCACCTGCTTCATCGTTATCCGCAATGACAATTATATCATTAAAGTACTTTTGAAGCAATTCTATTTGTATGTTTGATACATTGGATCCAAGTGTTGCTACTGCTGGAAAGCCACACTGGTCAAGCCTAATAGCATCAAATGATGATTCCACTATGTAAACTTTGCCAGAACTTTTTACTCTATGCAGATTAAATAGTGTCTTAGATTTTGGCAACCCTGGAGTATTCTTAAACTCCTTGCCTTCAACAGACCTTCCAACAAAGCCAATTGGCAATCCATCTGGACTGTGTACTGGTACAGTTACCATGTCCTGTTTAACTGAGTAGCCCAAAGAAAACTTTGACCAAGAATCCATATTTATTTTTCTATATTTAAAATAGTTTTTTGCTCTATCGGAAACCAACAATCCATTATATAAACGCTTTAAGACTATCTCGTCAAATGAAATAAACTCTGGTTTTTTATATAAGGCTTTATCAACGTCTTGTTCAATACTTGTTTCTATTTCTTTGCTCTTGATAAATCTCGCAGCCTCAAAATATGTTCTATTGGACATATGCATAACAAACTCTGTTAATCCAGTAACATGATGACAGGCAAAACAGAAAAATGTACCACTTGATTTATCTATTTCCCCTGCTGGGGTTCTGTTATTATTGTGATAGGGACAAAAAATTATATAGTCTGAGTCAACCTCTGACTCAATTGTTACACCTGTTCCTGTAATAATTCTTTTGATTTGCTCTTTGCTATAAGAATTGGCTTGCTTGCGTCTATCCCTACTATCCATTTACTTTTTCTCTTTCCCGTGTATGTTCCGTATATTGTTATTTCAAAATTAAAATAGTTCTTTATCTCATTATAGTCTATAGTAAAATCTATGTTTATGTCAAGTCTTGGGACATACCCATTAAGACGCATTTCTGATACTAATAGCCTTTCATATTCTTCTCTTAATCGGACAATAGAGGATTCATCCTGAATGATGCCTTCAAGATTAAACCTTTTAATTGCTTTGTGGTGAAAGTTGTCCATGCCATATTATAACTACTTATCTTCAAAATCTTTATATCTATAGTATCCCTTGTCAAAATCGCACTGAACAAGAAAGTCACCCATAAATCCATTACGGTTTTTGCGAAAAGCACATTCAATAATATCACTATTTGTAGCACGTCCTAGGGCCAAAACCCAGTCTGCATCATATGCAATCTGTCTGGACCAAGAAGTTTGTCCAAGAGTGGGGACGCTATTTAAATCATTTGCATCGTCAGGTGTGGCGGATGAAATAGCAATGATTGGAACTTCTTCACCAATAGCCATAAGTTTTAGTTCTCTAGAAAGATTCTTCATTCGTACCGTTTCATTATCTGATTTCTGGTTAGGAGCCATCAACTGAAGGTAGTCAACAATTACAAAGTCTGGCTTATACTGATCAATCTTTCCACGAAGAACTGATGGATTAATTTCTCCACCTTGGTCATTTGAAATAATATGAAACTCTGGTTTTCCTTTAAGATTTTTTTCATGCCAGTCTTTTAACATATCCATTTCAACTTCGCCATTGCTTAATTTTCTATGAGACCATCTACCTTCTCCCATAATTGTAAATACACGGTTGCGAACTTCTGTTTCACTCATTTCAAGACTAATGACTAATGGGCTACGACCTTGTTTCCAGGCCTGTACAGCAAAGTAGAGAGCCAACCATGATTTTCCAATACCTGGGTATGCAAGAAAAACTCCTAATTGCCCTGGCATGATTCCAGAAGGAAGATAATTATCAAAGCCTGGAAGTCCAGTCTTAATACCAACGTGACCAAGTGCTTGCTGTTTCTTTAAATTTTCAAAGTAAGCAATTGCAGACTCTAGATCTGTTACATCAATGTCACGAATTGCAGATGTGTTCTTTTTTAATTCTGAGGTTTTTGTAATTAATTCATTCAGAGCATTTGTTCCATTGTTATTCTGAATCTCTGTTGCTGCTGATCTAATAATATCCTTTAGGCTATCTGTAAGGTACTCTCCCTGAAGTTCTTCAAGATGGTGCTTTGTTGCGCCTACTCCCTGAATTGGTTCAAAGTCACGAAACTTTTCTCTAACCAAATCTACTGGTGGCACTGTAGAGTTATTTTCAAAATATAATCTTACAAAATTCCAAATATCTCCATGAGTTCTTAGAAGGTTTTCTACATTGGCTTGAAGTAAAACGTGGATTTGTTTATCTTGTAAGACTGCCGTGATCAACTTTGATTCCGTACTATTCACTTAGCCACTCCTTTGCCATTCTTCTGCGCTCTTCTCTCTCTTTGTCGTCTTTCTTTTTATCTTTTTGTGCCTGTAAAATTTTTTCTGCATTATATGTAAAGTGATTCCAAGAAGGAGTCTGTGCAACTTTAAAATAATACTCAAGTATATCGTAGCAACCTGACAAACCGTATGACTCTACAAGGGCATCTGATGCCCACTGTTCTACGTTTAAGTTTAGAGATGGCTTTGATTCGTACCTTTCGGCATGATACTTACTGTATCTTGAAAGCAAAGCCATACGGTCTTTGCGTTCTGCCATTATTCGTTAATTTCTGCCTTTGCTTCGTTAATCTTTTCAGTTAACTTGTCTTCAACAAATTTATACACACGCTCAAAAGCATCGTTTGTATTTTCTGCATCACGTTTTGAGTCTACCACTCCTAAGTCCAATCTAAGTGATTGAAAATTTCCCAAGTTTAACGTATATCCTAATGTTACAGATACTTTAGTTGTTTCATTCTCCATTTATATACCCTTCGCTAAATAGATCCAAACCGAATTGATATGAATCGTTTATCCTATGTTTCCTTGTATTTAATTGTACCATTTCTGAGCAATTACTGCAACATAGAAAGTATGCCAAATTTATGATTTTTATCTACTACGTACGGAATAATACCTTCTACCACTCCCTTAGTAAAAACAACTAGTGGCAAATATACTGTTTTATTATTTTTTGAATATTCTTTAACATATTTTGCATTTTCTGGAATATGTATTTTATATTCAGCACATGACCAATCAACAAAACTATTAGATATCCAATAGGTGGGGTGGACAGAATAAAATGACATTCTACATCCAGGATTAACATGACTTTTTAATACTTGATTATAAAAATATGTACCTCTTAAGCCGTCTTTATCTTCATGCTTAGAGTTTGGGGCATCATCAAAGAATATACTATCAAACTTTCCTAAATTTTTTAATTGATTTTGCCATGTTCCTTCTACAATAATAACTTTATGTTTTTGATTTTGTGCCCACAAGTAAAGTTTTTCTAGAACAATTGGATTATCTTCAATGATTGTATGAGTATCTATATTATGTTTTTGTATTTGATTTGCTGAGTACCCTAGGCCAAAACCAATTTCTAAAACATTTCCATACGGATTAAGATGATCTATTAAAGCCTCCATGTAAGGCTTTTCCCACTCCATCATTACCTGATAGCCAGTGCTATCGATTAATATATCTTTACCATTTTCATCTATTTCATATTTCATAAACCAACTCCTATATAGATTCTCCCCAAATAGGGATATACCTTCCATCTTCGGTTCTTGTATATGTAAGTATACCATCCCCCATTCTTCGCGTCAACTCTTGCTTGCTGGGCGTAATATCATTAGTAATTAATTTATCTTTTCTTGGTCTTCCAATATGATTTGTAGCAAGTATATCACGTATCTCTTTTACTTGTGATTCTGAGTAATATGATCTTACTTGAAATCCTCTAGCCCCACCTTTTTGAGAACCCATTGGAAATGGAATAACACCTCGTTTCATTAGTGATGGCATATATTTTTTATGACGATTAACTAAATCAGCAGTCTGGCCTACTGTGTATGCTCGTTCTCTTTTATTTTTAAAATCACTAACTAAACAACTTTCAATTTGATCTTTTGTAATATTATAAACAGACATTATTCCATTAGACTGATTTAAATGATAAATTCTTACAAGGCTACCATTAAGGAACCAGACCTTTTTGTTTCCTTTTATTACAGGGAGGCTATTGTAGCCTTCGCTCTCAATTGTTCCTTTTTTAGTAGCCATCTTCCCTCTTCATAATTTTGTGCTGGATTAAAGAATTTTCTATTTCCACATGTAATACAATAAGTTTCCATATGGCTATTTTCACTAAATATCCTGTCAATGAACATTCGCCCTTTGCATCTATTACAGATAAGCATTAATTTGGTATTCCAATAATTACCAAGTTAATACCAATGCTTGTGTCGCCTCCAGCATTAAACTTGACTGTACCCTCGACCTTTGAAGTTGAAATACTTTTTAGTGTGACTGTAACATCCTTACCAGCATCCGTATTTCCAACGTTAACTGGTGTTGCTGTTACTACTGGTGCAAACTTAAACTCGCTTGGAAAATCATAAAAGAACGGCTGAGAAGATCCAGCAGTTTGTGTTGTGCTTGTTGTAACTTGAACATACCCTCCAATAATTCTTGCCTCAGATGCTTTGACGCTTTGTTTTCCAGCGTTGGGTGTGTCTATTGTTACATACTTGTAGGCTGATGGAGATACCTGAACAGAAAGATCATTAATAGCCTTAACAATCTGATAGATGTATGTTACGTCTAGTGGTTGACCTCGTTCTGGTACGGGTAATATTGCCATAATATAATTATACCAGACTTACGATTCCAGAGTCATATACTTCTAGGTTTTCTGTAAGTGCTGGATTAATAGATGATATTTGAACTATAGCCCTTACTGACTGTGTTCCTGTTTTTAAAAATGAATAGTTTTGTGATCCAGATGTTCCTAGATAAGACGGAGTTGCTCCATCAAACCCTACAAAGATATCATAGGTTATTTGTATTGAAACTTCTCCTACTGCCCAATTTAGAAAAATTGTATTACCAATAATATTAAGATCTCCTGGGCCAGTAACAACAGCCTCAGAACCAAGAATAAATATTTTTGAATATGCTGACTTTCTGTTTTTATCTTCTGCTATTAATCTAAATCTTAAAACTCTTGAATTAGACGATGTTACTTTTCCAAGTAAATCTTTTTTAATAATAACATTTTTTATTCCTTTGTCTGCCATTATCCAACATCCAAGGCAAATCTAAACTCAATATAGTTTGTTGTGTTTGCTGATTTTATAATTGGTTTTGCACCTACACTTTTAATTACAGAGTATCCAGTAAGTCCATACAAAGAATTTGTAGAAGTAATATTTTCAAGTCTTAGCCCATCTAAACAAACATAAAATAAGTCAGAAGGCAATCCAGCCTCTGTTACGCAAGCATAAATTTTTGCTACAGTAACTTCTCTCCAGTCAAAGTTATCTGTTTTGTTTAAATCTTTAAGTGCTTTTGTAGCAACAACGTATCTGTTTAAAGCAAAATTTGTTTCTTTTACTGCTGTTCCAGCAGAGTATCCTACATCATCAATATCTACCTCAAACCTTGCATACTCTTGTGAAGAGTTTAAGCCAGTATAAGAAAATTCCAATAAAATTTTAACATTGTCTGGCACTGTATTGGAGTTGGCAACTTTATTAACAACAGAAAATGCTAATCTTAGTTCATCTAATGGACTATTTTTTGTAAGATCTACTGCTGTATCGTTTAGCCTTATGTATTTAGATCCAGTGCCAACTACAATTTTACCTAACTGGTTACTTGTAAGGGTTGAATCATTTCCAACTATAGCAATAATATTATTTAAGAATCTACATCTTTCATTTCTTGCAACTCTGTCTGACTGAGTAAATATTCTATTGTCTGCATTTGTCTTAAATACATTGAGGGACTGGTTTATAATCCCGTTTTCTGCAACACCATCAAGTGGTTCATATTTTGATTCTATATCAATTGCAGCAGAACCAAATGGTTGATATAGCCAGTTGTCAGTATCTGCAAAAGAATAAATTGTTCGGCTATCAAAAGATCCAGCAATTGGGTTTGACGCAGCAGAGAATATTCCAACCTCAGTAATCTCATATCTTTCTTCTGTTGGCAACTCTGCTGTTAATACTACCTTATCTATCCCGCCCTCATTTACGAATCCTCTAGAAATAATAGGAACACGAAACATCTCAAAATCTAAGGAATTTTTTAGTGCATAGTCTCCAAAAACACCCCCATCAGAAGCCACTGGGCTAGGCCCACAGCCCACAGCAATGTGTGAGGCATATGATTGTGTCTGACCCACAAGATACTTGGCTAAAAGATTTTTACCTATATTAGTTATCATTAATTACTCCCACTATGTATTGTATCATCAAAAATACTTCCACTGTTCAATATATTAATTTCTGCTTGCTCGCCCTCTTTGACATTAACTAAGTTAATAACTAGGTCTCCGCTTATCGGATCTATGTAGACTGACTTACAGTTTGGAACTTTAACTCCATCCACCAGATCATATCCTGTACCACAAACTGGCAGATGGTCAAATATGGATAAAGATAAAGACTTAAGATACGAATCAGATGCCTGGAGTCTTAAAACATTATTTGGATTGTATTGTAGATATAAATCTGTCAAATTTTTAATCGGGGTATAAATAACCTTTTGTCCATTTACCAGGTCATGCCTAGATATAGTGGCAAGTTCATATCCTCCAATATCCTCAAATATAAGGTCTGTCATTATTTCAATAGACATGGCCTCATCATTTAAAAGAATTAAATCTGGAGTAGCAATTTTTACTGAGTTATCTTGAGATGCACTTTCTGGATATGGAAGATTTGCTGTTGCGCTTGTTGTCATTATAGAACCTCACTTAAAAATACTGTCATGTCTGGACCACTTGGACCTCTTGAAAAATCAATATTATATACAACGAACCTGCTTGATGCATTTGATGCCATACTTATTCCGTTTTCTTGATAGTCTAAACTTACTATGTCACCAAGTTGAATTGTAGGGATTGCAAATATTTTAACTCCAATAGACTTTCTTGGCTTTGATGTTTTTTCAACCATCCACTTCATTAAGTTTGATGCTTCATCTTGTGATTGAATATACGGAGTAGTTAATGAAAAATCTTTTTTCCCATAAGTCATTCTGCTTAATTTTATATCTTGATAATCTTGTTTAAATTTAAAAGGATTTGAAATTAATTTATCTGCAACAAACTGTGGGTTTGATTCAAGAGTATTCTTATTAAAATATTCATCGACTGTTAGGTTGTTATCTGACTCCTGTGTAAAAGTAATTCCCTGAATTCTTAAATAGTTCCCACTTGTTTCATCTAGACTAAGTGCAGTGTCTGTTGCATTAAATATCATAAACTCAGCACCGTATGATCCTGCTCTAAAACCAGAAACGACATATCCTTTTATTTTATTAAATGTTGGAGAGATTTTTGCAGTTAATGCTGGATAAGCCTTATCATATTTAAAATTAAACACTGCTGCTTCTCTCATGATGCTGCCAAACTCTTCAAAATATATGTCATACTTTGGAGGTTCTGAAGAACCAATTCCAGAAAGATATGTATTTTGTATCAAACCACTGATTGCATATTTTCTAAAAGACTCATTTGCGTCAATTTCAGAATCTCCAAATACAGAATTTACTGGTGCGCCCAAAGAGAATGATGTGTTTTGAGAATAGTTATTACATAGGGCATAAACATTTTCAAACATTGCTCTTGAAGACCCTCTTGTAAATAATGCTATGTTAGAGTATACTGGAAGTGGATCATTATCATCTACTGTTTTTATTAGTTTGCCGTTAATGTATAAGTAGAATCTTCTTGTCTTTCCTATGTCTTCATATTCTACTGCTAAATCATATACCGTTGGATTTTCTTCAGCAAAAACTCTTGACTGTCCAGTAAATCTTCCATCATCAACAGTGATTGTAGCAAGACCATCCCAAAGTCCTACAGGAATGGCTTTGCCATTATTAGATTTTACTTTGTAGAAAAAAACATTACTAACGCTTTGTCTATCTGTTTCTGAAAGATTACCTAGTCCAAGTGCTGCTATCTCAAAATAATATCCTACATTTGTTGTTGGATTTAACATTACTGCAATTCCAGCAGAACCACCAGCAACGTTAATATTTTTATCTGGCGTAGAACCATTTACAACATAGTAAGTTGAAGATCCATTAGTTGTCTGACCACGGTCTTCATTGCTTTCAATCTTGCCAATAATTCTTAGTCTTGTTCCAAAGTGTTTATACTTTTTCCCTTCTAATGATTTATGAACATATGAAATAAAATTTCTTGGCTTTTCTTTAGTAGCAAAGTTTGGACCAGTTAAAGAAAGTGCTGATGATTGAACCGAACCTGGAACTTGTTGAGTATTTGTGGTTATCTCTCCTACAATAGAGGTTGACAGAAAGTTTTTAATAATTCCGCTTCTAGATGAAGTTCTTGCTAAAGCATCAGAAGATATTCCAGAGTCAGTTAATTTTCCAGATGAAGCAACGGTGGTTGCAGGTAAAGTTAAATCTTTTTGAAACAAATACTCTGATGACATGTAACAACCTTTAACATTGTCATCTGATTTCCAGTAGTCAGCAATTCCAGCATTATGTGCAACAACAGTAGTTCCAAATTGTCCACGACCATGCTTTTGAACTTCTCCATTTTGTAATCTAATAACACCAGATTGCTCAAAATATTTTGGTTCAGAATAAATTCTTACAAGGCCAGTTGGATATATCTTTCCATTGAATGGAAGTTTAGAAAAATAATTTTGATAGTCTTCTGTAGAAGTTATCCAAACATTTCCAAAACCAGTAACGTTGTATTGAACTGCATCATATTTTATAATTTCTCCTTGTGAATAAAAATATCCATTATATCTTGTAATCCAATACGCTGCTTCACCAAGACTAAATGTATTATTAATTACAATGTTATTTTTTACAATTGGAACATCTGCCGAAAGATTAGAGTTTAGTGGTATAGCACTAAGAACATATGCCGACTGTCTATTTACTTCGTTATTTATTGATTTTGTATTTTCTGTTCCAGAAACTTCCCACAATAGGGCAGGCTTATAAGTGTAAAATCTTTCATCATCTAAGAGGCTTGCCTGCCTTAGAGAACCGATAGATCTTTGTATATGTCTTGTTGTGTAATTAATTACTCCATCATTGTAGACATTGTTTGTCTGGCTAGATACAGAAATCACATTTGCAAGTTTAGCATTTGCAAGTGTTTTATTTTTAATTTCATTATCTTGAAACAGATCGTTAGTTCCCCTAAGTTCAAATGTTGTTGGTCTTTGTTCTTTTGTTGGCATAATATAGTCTTTGCTCATCATAACAAAGTTATTGTATTCATCAAAAAACATTGCAGTTTGAGTTGATACCGCTAAATCTTGAAGAATTTGTGCAACGCTGTTGTCTGGCCCAACAAAGAAATATGGAATTATTGTTTCTTTTTCATTTGCCACTCTTCTAAATGTGTAATTAGAAAAACCAATATGGTCTAATAAAAGAGAAACAGCAGAACTTACAGATACTTCTGTCATTAATATTTGTGGTGCAGTTATTGATTCTAGATACCAATACATATCTCTTAAGGAAAGGGACACAGTTTTATTCATAAGATCCTGCTTGGGAAATGAATCGGCATATAGTGTTTTAATTGGAACCCAGTAATCCCAGCCTGCAACATCAACAATTACTTCATAAAACTTAAACTGAACATGTCTATTTATATATTTTGCTATAATACTTGACTGATTGTTTTCATTAAATGCTTGATCATAATCAAATATATTAATATTTCCATTAGATGCAATTAACTGTCCAACTGGTAAACCACTTAGCCCAAGATCTGATGCACTTTTATTAATTGAATAGTCTAAAGTTTTATCAGATACATTTAAAACAAGTCTTGGAGATATTTCTATAAGGTCAAAGGTTGAGTCTTTTACGTTCATTGAGTCAACGACAATTCTAATTCCAGAGATATATTCAAACTCTCTATACTGTTCTTTTCCATCTAATGATTTAGTAAATACATTTGGAGATGTAGCATCTACTACAAAGTTTGTAAGTCTATCTACTGTCTCATCCTGGATATACCAACCATACTTTGGGGTTATGATTGTATAATCTGTACCGTTCCAAATATAAAACTTGCCTATATCGTTTTCATTTTCTTTAATAAGATAAGCATATCCAACTACAGACTGCTCAGGAAGCAAAGAAATACTTGAGTATACTTCTGCAAAAACAAAATTTGCTTTCCATTCATCTGGAACAATTAGTCCATAGGATATTTCAACATAGCCATCACTTTTGATAACTGAAGATCCGTCTACTCTTCGTATTGCGGGATTAAATGAGATAACATCTTGCCAGTTTGAATCTTTTAAGAACTGAATCTTCCATTTAGTTGGAACCTTTTGATTTAACTCTCCAAAGAATGGATCTGAAAATGCTCCAGTTGGGGATGAGAAGGGGCCTAGATTTTCTGTACCAGTATGGGTTTGCATCTTAACAACAACTCTATTGGCTGGAATTTTTTCTTTATAGACAACAAAAGGACAAGCATCTTCTATAGAGTTTTGAGAACCTCTTACCTTTGAGGCAATTCCGTATTCTTGACCAGACTCTGTTCTGTATGAAGTCCAATACTTAAACTTATCATTTTTATCTGGCATATAGTACCTTGGCCTATCGGCCATAACTAGATTTGGGTGGTGCAGTTTTCCGTTCTCAAAGAACACTGCCTTGTTAATTCCAGATCTTGGTCTAAACTGATTAAAGCATTCCTCTAAAGAATAAAGAGTTTTTAACTTTTCTTTCTTTGTTAAAAATGTTGTTGGAATATTGTCATTGTCAAATGTTCCATCTACAAGAGTATCTGCATCAGTTGCTCCTGTATAAAAATTTCCATCATCATTAATATCAAAACCTGTTGGAAGTGATGAATAAATAGATCCAGACTGCGTTGGTCTATATCTATAGTTACCAATATGTTTTATATTGGTTGGTATGTTCATATTCCATTCTGCTGTTATTATTGACTTGTTCCGTACCGTCGGAGAAGTCTCTAAAAATGTTTGCAGGTCTTTGTCTTCAAACATTATACTTCTTCCAAAGTTATTGAGACGTTCCAGTAATCAAAGTTAGTTCCTCTTTTTTCAACAGAATATGAAAAATCACTAATAAACATTTCTATAAGTTGATTGTATTGCCCAAGGTGGTCGTATGGTTCTGATGTTCCCTTAAAAATTCCTTTTCTATCATATGCAAGAAATACCCAGAAAGATCCCTTATGTGAATCATACCACTCAAGCATATCTGCTCCACCTGCTCCGCCATCAGTTGTATAGGATACATATGGAGAGGCTCCAGTAACAGTATCAAAACTTGGAATGTTTGCATGGGATCTAGAAGGAATTAAATTCCAACTTGTACTTAGTGTTATTTTGTCTGCAATATGATATGATCTCATGCGACCATTAATCATTCTTTCACGCTTTTCAATTCTTTCTTCTGAAAAATCAAGTGGCTGTCTATTATCATCAGTAATAAACAAGAATTGATCTAAAAGGGTTTGGTCTTCAACACTTTCTGGGTCTACTCCAACTTCATATCCGTAGGGGATGTACAAACCATCTTTAAGAGTGCCAGAGTTTTCAGACCACAGCATACCGCTTGGTCTGTTGTATTTCTTACGACCCTGAACATAGGTGACTCTTGGATCAATTTCTGGCATTTAATGACACCCCTCTAATTCTTCTATCATCAACTTGTTTAATTGTTGACATCACTGCTTGTGCAATTTCATTTGGATTAGCATTTGTTTTTGCATTAACAGTTAATGTATATGTATTATTATACACTGCCCCGCTATTAAGATCTCCATTATTCATTTTTTTCATATGATCTACACCGTAAGAATCTACAGCATACTTGCTCATTACAAATTCTCCTGGAGTTAGCATTGCTGGCACTGTATCAGTACCCTTTGCAAAACCACCTGCAGCAAACATTTTTGGAACCATTCCGCCTGCACTTAGCCCCATAGACTTCATTGCTTGTCCAGTATATCGTGCCGTAGATAGCGCTCCTGCTGTTCCACCTAAAGACTTTGTCATTGTTTTTGAACTTAAAAGCGCTCTTGACATATTAATTGCAATTGATTCTGGAGAAAGATTTCCTTCAGCAAGAGCAACGGCCTTGTTTAAACTTGTAGTATTTGTTGCTTTTCTAATAGCAAGCGCTGAAATTCCAGCAGCAACTTTTCCAATCTCTGCTGACTGACTTTCAAGTTCTGCAATGGCTGCTGCTGCTGCTAACGCTGCTGCAGTTGCTTCTGAAAGAGCAGCATTTGCTTCTGCTTCTGCATCTGCTGCTGCTTTGTGAGCATCTTCTGCTTCTTTATTTGCTTCAGGTGATGCCTCTGGATCTGGAACATATGGCTTTGAAATTATTGGACTTGGTCCTTGTGCTGCAGAGTTACTTGATGTATTCCCTGGTTGAGCCTGATATGCTGCAATAAGTTTTGCTTGAATCTCTAGTGCAAGTTTCATAGAATCAACAAATGCTGCGCTCTTAATTAAGGCAAGGTCTACTTGATTTTTAATTGCTTCCCAAGCATCTTTTGTTAATCCAAGAACGGTAAGACCTTCTATATCTTTGTCTAATACTATTTGTCTTAAACGAATAAACTCTTGTGCTGGTTCTAGTTTATCTTCTTCAATTTTAAATATTTTATCTTGAAGATCTTTAATTTCTTTTTCAAGGTCTAGTCTAGTTTTTCCACCCTGAGTTTTTACTCTAGACAATTCATATTCTCTAGATTTTTCTATTGCATCTTTTTGTTTTGTTACAGCATCTGCTGCTGCCTGGGCTCTCATATCCTGTACGGCCCGTGCTGCTGCTGAAATATCGCCAGAGGTTAGTGCCTCAGCAAGAGTTAGTTGACCCTTTTGCTGATTAGAAATGGAAGAGTTTAACTTTTCTACTTCATCTAAAGCCTTAATTCTTTCATCATACTTATCATTAATTTTTTGCTCTTGATCTTCAATACCTTTTAGTGCTGCTTCTTTATCATCTATCTCATATTGAATTGCTGCAATTGTATTTTGTGCCTCTTTAATTATTGCATTTTGTGATTTTGTATCTATTTTAAACTGTATGTTTAGTGCTGTCTCTTGAACATCAAAAGCCTGCATTGCATTGCCAAACCCCTTATCAAATAAACCTTGCATAAATTCAACGGTAGACTTTAATTGATTTAGTCTTGTATTAAACAACTCAACTAATTCACTTAACTCTCCTAATGCAGCCATAATAACTGCTGGTGGTGCTCCAATTGTTTGCAACCTCTTTACTTGTGCTTCTTTTGCTTCTAACTGACTTTCCATTAATTTTAAGTTTTCATCTGATGAAATTGCAAAAGCATCTTCTGCTCCATACTTTGATCTTAGTCTTCCTTCTTGAATTGTGTTTTTCTTAAATTGTGCGATATCTGTTTTTACCCCGCTAATTGCTGCATATTTTTCTTTTTCTTTTGTTAAACGCTTATAATTATTAATTAAAGTTTCTAGATTTTTATTACTTACGCCATTAGCAATTGCTTCTGCAATTCCTGCATCAGTAACTAATTGGTATGCCTCTGCTACTGGAACTCCAAGGTTTGCCAACTTATTAAAGGCAGTGGATTGATTTTCAATAGCCTTGAGGTCTGCCTCCATGCTAGACTTCCAGTCACCCATAGTTATTGAGTTTAATGCTTCCTGAATATTTTTAGCATCTTCTTTTAGTGCAACAATATTTCCTTTATTGTCAAACTTAAACAATGAGTTCTTTTTCTGTTCATATACCTTTGGATCCATGCCGACGATTAGTTCGATAAAGTCTTGGCTTGTACCTAAGCCTCTTAGATCGTTTTCTATACCGCTAAATACACTGATGGTCTTGTTACCACCAAACAGTTTATCTAATGCCTTACGAGAAGCACCCCAGCCTTCTGTGACCTTGATCTGGTTCATTCTTACATCTCTTAGTTTCTTTACTAAGTCATCTAGTGGTGAGGACTGGACTTTGTTTCCATCGCCATTTGGGGTTGTTCCTGTTGGAGCCTTTGTTCCTACTGATGTATTATCTGTAACGGCTTTGTATCCTTGTGCTTCTCTATATTTTTGTATTTTATATGAAATACTACCGCTGACTCCTGCTCCTCCATGTGGTGCTGGCTCTTTGAGCCAAGCCTTATAGTCTTCACTTGCTTCAATTTGTGGTTCTGGAATATTAATTATTGATGCAATAGTAGTTGTATATACAAGTTTTTGATCATCTGTTAATGTTTTAAAATATGCTTCGTCAAAGTTTGCGGTCCCTTTAAGTTGTGGCATTATATTATAAACAGCATCTATTGTCTTTGGCTTTTGTGTTTCAATTGCATCAAGAACTCGATTTAGTTCCTCGTATGCTGTTTTATTTTTTGGATCTACATAAAAACTAACCATAAAGTCTGATGGTATAACTGTATTAAGATTATTTAATTTGATCATGTTCTTTGTAAAATCAAGAGCATCTGAGTCTTTTTCAAATGCTTCTACCTTAGTTATAAATTTTGTTTGAACTGTTTTATTAATGTCACCCTTTGCATTAAGAATGTTTTGTGCTGCTACACCTATTGACTCAGATGTTGCACCAGAAAACTTTGTAATAATGTTCATCATCTTTGGTGCAATGTCTTTATTATCTGTTGCCATTTGCAAAAGAGTTCTAAATACGGCTGGAGGAATATCTCCACTTGCCATCTTTGCTTGAATTAAAAACTCTTGTCCACTATCAATAAGACCATCTTTTCTTAGATTTTTTGATTGCTGATTTACAGTATCTATATATGCTAACTGGTTAGGATCATTTTTGTATTTTGCAGTTGTGGCTTTTTTCATTCCAGACATCATTGCTTCTTGAAGTCCACCAGCACTATTGTATTGAGATACTATGTCTCCTTGCATTTTTGCTTGGGCTGCAGTTAGTTGATCTCTTTTTCCAACTTTGCCTTTTTCTTTATCTCCTAAATACTCTTTCTCTAGTTCTAACGCCTCATTAATTTTACCCTGCAGCCTTAACTCTTCAATTTTTTTCTGATAATACATATCAAGTGAATCTAGCATTTGTTTATTTTGTTCCATTGCAATTTTAGCATCTACTGCGTAGGTTGCTCCAAGAACTGCTGCCTCTTTTGCATATTTCTTTGAGGCAAAGTATCCACCAATTGCTCCTACTGCTGTTCCAATTCCAGCACCTATAATTGCTCCTGCTAGAGTTCCTGCAGGTCCTAGTGCTGTTCCAATTCCAGCACCTGCTGCTGCTCCACCAAGAGCCGAAGCGCCTATACCTAGTCCTTGTGTTACTTTTTGTCCAGCAAGTTGTTGCAAAACACCAGCATTTTTTACATTATCAGCACTAGTTTTCATATTCGTTGCATTTGCATTTACCATATTTATTCTAACATTCAATGGATCGTTAACAAGGTTTTCTCCATTTGGTCCAAGCAAACTTTCTAATTGAGCAATAACCTTTATACCAATAGACATATCTCCTGCTTGTCTAGCAGCATTCATAGCCAAACTTTTTGCCTGTGACATATCCATAGCGCCAGACATAATTGCTGCAGAAAGTTGGCCACCTAAATCTTTCACTGCAACATTTCCCTTACCTTCAGCGTTCTGTTTTGAAATTCTTGCAGTCAAAGCCTTTCCTTCTGCTGTTTGAGCATATGCTTCTCCATATGTAGTCTTACCAGTTGCTGGGCCAAGCATTGCAAAAGAATTTTTTCTTCTTAGGTCCATTTGTTCTGAGGCTGTTGTCTTACCACCAAATTTTGCTATAGTCTGTAATGCAGATGTAGATCCTTTAAACTTTTCACCCTCTTCTAAAACCTGATCTGCTGCTTTATCAAATGACATTCTCAAGGCAGCAAATGATCCAACTGTTGCAAGAAGTCCTACTGCTAAGGCTGAAGCAGGACTTTTTAACATTGGAATTATCATAGACAATCCCATAAGTGGCATCATTAATTTTTGTGAGATTTCTCCAACTTTACCTGGTACCATAGAACCAATCATTGCTGCACCTGCTGCCATTCCGACACCGCCAGCAATTCCCATACCACCCTTACCTGCTACTTTTGCATTTTGTCTATTATTTTTAAGTCTTTGCAATTTAGTGGTTTCAAATTTACCATTTGCCATTGAAGGTCCCATTGGCGTTCCAGAAACTGAAGGTGCTGGTGTAAACTGTGCTGCTGCTCTTTCACTAATAATTCTTTTTTGATATGCTACAGAGTTTGCTAATTTAGTTCTTCTTTCCATTTGTCTACGCATAGACTTGGCATCTGCATCCATTGGACCCATGCCGTATAGTTTAGTTCTTGATGCTGCCATCTTTGCTTGTGTTTTTGCTTCTGCCCTTTGGCGCTTTTCCATTTGTCTACGTAAAGATTTAGCATCTGCATCTATTGATCCCGTTCCATACAAAGCAGTCCTTGATGATGCTGCTGCGGATTGAGATATTGTTTTTCCAATAGTGGCACCAGCAGCCTTGGCTTTTGCAACAGATCCTTTTACTCCCGCAAGAATTGCGTTTACAGTTGCATTCTTTGATCCTGGGGCATTTGCTTTTCCAACAATTCTTCCCTTGGGGCCTTGACGAACCGATGAAGCAACACTCGCTGGAGCAAGTCTTGTATCCTTTATGCTGCCAGAGTCTGATTTTAACTTTCCGTTATTTGGCTTTGTTGGTATTGGCTTTAGGTTACCCTTTTTGTCTTCAAGTACTTCATCTGGCTTTACCAAAATTGAACGATGGAAGTTATAAACCTTTTTCCAGTCTGCGTTTAAGCCAGCCTGAAGTCTCTTATACATATCTTCATAAACTTTTTTGGCTGGATCTCCAGTCTTAAGTTTAAAGCCATCTATAGTTTTTCTTAATTTTGGAAGAGTTCTATTGATTTCTTCTTTTATTTTTCTTTCATATTCATCTGCAGACTGAATATTTTGTGGAATATCAGCAGTGGCATTTCCAAACCAGAAAGGAGAGCCATTAGCATTTGGTCCTGTAACACCCTTAAAGTTATGCATAGCAATTGCTTCCATTGATGGAAGACCACTTGAATAGGCTCTTTTACCAGAGGCTGTATCAAATACACCTGCAGCGCCAACATCGGCTACAACATTTCCTCCAAGGTTGCCCTTCTTAAGGTCTTTGTCTCCACGAAGGGCTGCTGCTACTGTTTGCTTAATATATTCTTTTTCAGTAAAAGTTTTTGGCATTGTGTTTGGATCAAATCTTGAGTCATACGGAGATTCCAAAACAATAATTTTTCTTTTTTTCTTAACATCTGGTTCATCAATATCTGTAGGATCAATCATTGTTTTGATTGTTTGTCTTGGTGCTAGTAAGCCTTGTGCTCTAGCAATCTCAGTTCCTCTTTTTTCTGCTATAGCGTCTAACTCACTCAGCATTGGTTTTACAAATACTTTTGACCCATCTGGCTTTGTAAATATTCCGCCGATGGTTGACATAAAATTACTTCTACCAGAACTCTGTGTTTCTTGAACACCAAAGTTTGTAGGCTTCTTTGCTCCAAAGGCAGTTTGAGATGCCTCTATTGCAACTGCTCTTAGTTTTTCTTTGTGCTCCATTGCTTTTTCAAGATCAAGCAATTGTGGGGCTGATAGCGGTGCTGCAACCTTTGTTTTCTTTGCTGCCTTTGTGCCTTGAGAAATTACAGGGGTTGTTCCTGCTCCAAGTCTGTTCATATTAACTACTGTTCCTTCTGGAACTTGAACTCCATGGTATGTGCCTGCTGGAAGAGTTATAGTTGATGATCCAGTTACTACTCTTTTTTTACTATTAACTCTTTCATCAATGCTGTAGTCTAAGATTAAACCTTGTCTTTTTGCCTCATCAAGAATTTTTCTACTTTCATCAGGTGTAGTTCCTAATCCCTTACCCATATTAAATCTATAGTCTGTTGCATACAATCCTTGAGATTTTACATAGCCTGGGTCGTTTGGACTTATTATTTTTGGAATTTCTTTCTTATATAAATTGTCAACTATTGAATCATTTATAAATGGGCTTTTAGATTCTTGAATTGACTTTAAGAATGCATTATCTAGCGCTTGTGCCTGTACTGCAGACATTCCAGATGGAGACCATTTGCCTGCTCCACCCTTAATCCATTCATCTATAAACTGTTGCTTAGGTACTCCACCAGTTAGGCTAGGCATTGCTTTATTCATCCACTCAGGGAAGTTGAACATAAGACTGTGCTTTGTTGTTGTTACTGGTGGCAAACCTTGTGATATTAGAACCTGTTCCATAGTTATAAGTTTTAACTTTTGATCGGGAGACATATTAGGATTGCTCTTAATAATGTCTGATATTAGTCTTGGCTCGCTGCGTCCGCCTACGTGTGTTTCATTAATTGCAACTGATTTAGCATCTGTTGTTGCTGCTACTTCAGGAGCAAATGCTAATCCTTGAACTCTTCCGCCTGCAACCATGTGTGCAATGGCTGGTCTATTTGCTGGATCCTGTGCTGATTGTTGAGGGATTACTGCTTCGCCAGGAGTTAGGTCTGCGTTTACGCTATCTTTATTTCCAGTTCCTGGAACGCTTGTTGTTCCTTTACCATATTTTTTAGGTGTAGGCAAGCGCTTTCCAGCACTGGGACCCGTAAATCCTATTTGTGCTGCAATGGCTCTTCTGTATGCATTTGCCAACATGTTAACTGCTGCTGTTTCAGAAGTAAAAGTTTGTCTTAATCTTTGATGAACCTGATCAAGTGATGCTGCAACTGCTGATGCTTCTAACTGTTCTTTAGTTAAATAGTTTGTCTGCTCGCCTAATATTTGACTTGATTGGCCTGTTCTGTTGTACATAGATTTTAATCCTGCAAACATTTTAATTATGTTAGCAACAGCGTTTGCAATCAAACCAAATCCCATTAAAAGAACTGGTCCAACACCAGCAAGGGCAACTGTAAGAATAGTTAAGAATTTTTTAGTACCGTCTCCTAAGTTATTAAACTTGTCAAGAATTTTTCCAACAAACTCAACAATAGGGGTTAATGCTTTTAAGAATTGTTCTCCTACTGGAGCAATAGCCAATTTTAAATCTTCCATTGATTTTTTAAATTTGTATGTTGTTGTATTCTGAATTTTATCTAATTCTCGTTGTGACAAGATTGCAAGTTCTTCTGTAGTTGCTTTTGTTAATGATAAGACTCTCTGTGCTTGTGTACCCTGGGTTGTTACGTTTTGGAACAGTGTGGAAAGTCTTGAAAACTGGAACTTACCAAATAGTTGTTCAATAGCACGAGCACGGTTAAGTGGGTCAAGAGTATCAAGTGCTTGTGCAAAACCAACAACAGTTGCTTTAATGTCTCCTTGGTTGGCTTCAACAATTCCTTTAATATTTACGCCAAGTTCTCCAAGAAACTTGCTTGCCTTTGTTGATGGATTAATTAAAGATGCAAGACCAGACTTAAGTGCGTTGGCGCCTTCGGATGCATTGATTCCACCTTCTTTCATTGCTGTAAGGAAAAATGCTAAGTCTTCAACGTTTCCACCAAGTTGCTTAACAACTGGTCCAGCCTTTGGAATTGCTATTGTTAAATCTTCAATAGATACTACAGTCTGGTTTTCAACTGCGTTAAGGAAATCAATTTTGTTTGCAAGATCTTCTGCTGCAACGCCAAAAGCGTTAGTTACAGAAATTGTTGTCTCTAATGCCTGCGTTTGTTCTACTCCGCCAAGAACTGCAAGCCTTGTTGCCTGTACAACTTGTGCAACTAATTCTGCACCCATCTTGCCCATTGCTGCAGCATCTGCAGCCATTTTCATTGTGTCTTCTATTGCAACGCCATACTTAGTATATTCTGTTGCAAGTTTTTGAATTTGCTTAACCATTGCATCAGTTTCTGCTTGTGTTGTAAACATTTCTCCATACACACGCTTAAACCTAATTGCCTGCTCTTCAAGTTTCATAAATGTTTTTGAAGCAACTGTACCAAGCATTGCAAGTGGAACAGTAAAACCAACCATTAACTGACGTCCTGCCCACTGAGTATTCTTACCAAAGTTTAGGAGATTGGTTGATCCTTGTCTTAATAATTGATTAAGTAGTTGTTGTCTCTGTGCAGCGATGGCTGTTTGTGTACCCAGATTTTTCATATCAAGCGTTAGAGGTCTTACCGCAATTGCTTGTAGTGCTCCATTGGCACCTCTGCCCATCTTTACATACTGGGTCTGTATATCTTTTACACGCTCTCGTGCAACTTTATTTAATGTTTCAAATTCAGATCTAAAGAATCTTCCAAAAGTTTTTGTTGCTGCTCCAGTATATCTAAAATATTCTCTAGATGTTAACTTGTTTCTTTCTAAAGCATTAGTAAAAGACTCTGTACTTGATGTTACTGTTCGCATAGATGCTTGGAATTTTCCAGTAGCATTTATGCTGTTCATCAAGTTCTGTGCTTGATTTGCTGCTACCGCTGAGGCTGCGGTACCAGACTTTGCCATTTGTGTATGGAAGGCTGATATTTGACGTTGTAGAAGTTTTAGACTTGCTAAAGCATCAGACGTATCAATATTTACATGAATATTGGATTCTACATCAGCCATCCATTAACACCTCTTTATTTAGTTATTTGCAAGGTTGCCGAGTAGTGATGCGTCAGAAAGTTTAATTCCTGATGCCTCTTCGACAATCTTGTATACTGTTGGAAGATCTAGATTTTCTTCTAGGGCTTCCTTGTCTTCTGCCAATTCTGGCTTGTATTGTTTCATTGCGATTTGAACACAGTCCATTAACAAATCCATAGACTTTTCGTTATCTTCTGCGACCTTTGCAATGTCTTCAAACTTCTTCATAAACGGACGAAGTAGAGAAATCTTAAGTGGTCTTACCTTGATCTTTGTTCCGTCGATCAGAGTTACTGTCTTTTCTTCAGTGGCGATTGCCATTTATTCCTCCTTATAAGGTTTAGTAAAGTATACCACAAATCAGGCTTATTTTCCGCCTATTCGTAAACCTCATAATCAAGGCCCATGCCAATACCAAACCCTGCTCTTTCAGCATTTACTCCTTGTAGGGCCAGAATATCATTTCCATTTCCTGTTGCACCCTTGCTAAACACTCTAGCCTTCATATCTTCCCATTCATTACCGCTACCAGAATTTTTGTCTAAATCTACTCCCTGCATAGCAGCAGCAAACTTTTTATCACTGTAGTCTAATTCTCTTTTTATCTTTAGTGTGGCTGTTAGTTCTTGCATAGACATTGATGACTCTAATTGATCATAGTCTTTCCATATACCGATTAAAAAAACCTCTGACTCTAGTTTTGCTAAGTCTAAGGTTTCCCATGTTGATCCACTGTCAACTGCCTGATTTTTAACAGTGTCTTCTGACTTCTCGTTAATTTTGATTCCTGCTGCAACATCAATAACATCATAGATAGTTGGTAAGTCTAGGCTATCTTCTAAGTCTTCAATAGTTTTAATTGATGGGCAATATTGTTGCATTGCAATAAGAGCGCATTGAGCCAAAATAGATATTGATTCATCATCACTTTTTGCTTCTTTAATTTTTTCAAATGTTTCTAAAAATTCTCTTAGGTATTTTATTTTTAATGGGGCAGCAACAATAACTCTATCATCTACTAGTGATATTTTCTTTGTATCATATATTTTTGTTGCCATTATATAAGTATACCAAACAGAAAGGCCCAACCCCGAAGGATTGAGCCTCTCATATTAAGTTGTATTATGCTGATAGTGTGCGGTCTACGATCTTACCGTAAGACGCATTATCGTTTGGAAGAAGACGGAATGAAACTTCAAACATTGAAGCCTCGTCGCGCTTTGCAGATACTGTTACGTTCTCAATTGAGAGTGCACGGTATGCTACATAAATTCTTTCCTTTGGATCTAGAGAAGAACCAGAACCTGGTCCTACTGCTACTAGACCACGCTCTAGTGGAACGTCGCCAATATCTCCAGCAGAAATCTTCATTGTTTGAAGTCCTGATGCTGTTGATAGATCTCCTGTATCTCCTGCAATTGCTACTAGAAGATTCTCTAGTGTTGCTTCTGCGAAAGATGTATTTAGATTAACTGTCATACCTTGCTTGAATAAACGAGCAACGTCGAGAAGTTGATCTACTGCTACATCACCAAAGTCTGGTTGGAATGCGAGTTCTAAACCATTTGATGTGTATCCTATGTTTGTGTAATCTTCGTCAAGTGACAAAGTTTCCTTATAGGATGTTGCGGATGCTGTAAGTGCTGGAAGATCTAACGCTGCTTGAGTGTCAGTGATTGCTCCTGTTGCGTCTACGTATCCGATTGGGCCTGCATCATGCGTAAATAGTGCTGCTGCACCTACGATAATGTTACTACTTGAACCACGGCTGTATGCCATATATTTCACCTCTTTCATTTTTATTAAAAGGGGGTTGTTTCCTCACCTTAATTATACAACCTTTTTATTATGCTGGTAGTTCTAATGGGTGCCAGTCGTAGTCGATAATTATCTTATTCCCCGCATAAGTACGGGCTGTTCCAAAGTCAACTATGTCTCTAGTTTCTTCGAGTTGGTATATCTTAAAATTGTGAAAGAACATAGGCTTAGAATCTATGGTCTCATAATCTAGGTTTGCTTGTGCCCATTCATTAAGGTCTTTTGCTGAGTCGTCACCGTTATCAAGTAAGTCGCTTACCTGTTGCTGTGTTATAACCATATTCCTTTGTGCGTCATTTCCTACTGAGTAAAAATAATATAGAAGTTGCTCACATTTAATGTATGGGAATGGAGTCCTTCTCATTTTAAACATTCTGTCGTATACTCCAAATACCCCGTTACTCTGTGGAAAGGTTTCAGTTAGTGCATCAATTTCTGTTGGAAGTGTTGGGAAAAAATATGTTGTTCCTTGAGAGTTAAATCCAGGATCTATTTTTGCTGCTAAGTATGCGTTAATAATTGTAGGTGGGTGATGAATAAGAGCCATTATGCACCCATCCCTGCGTTAGCAATCCAGCGATATCCAGTTGAAAGACCTTTAGCCTTACCAATTCTTTTGCCTGCTGGCATATCTTTTTTATATACCTGTGGATTTTCAAGATATCTTGCAACGCCACTTGTTCTTAAAAACGCTTGTGAGAAATATTTATTAAAAAACATGTCAAAGACTTTTTCAAAACCGCCTTCTACTTCTGTTCCTCCAGGGTTTAAAATTTCTACAGGCCCTCTTGTAAACACCGTTTCTCCGTTATCATCAAACGCTAATATCTGTGCAACTCTTGGTCTAATTGTAACTGGAATTCCTTCTTCCATGATTCTTGCTTTATCATAAAATGGTGTGCGTGATCCATCTTTAATAGATTTAGACTGACTAAAAGATGATCTAAAAGATAGTCCTAGATTGCTTGTTGTGTATGAAATATCGTATAGCCTTGCTTCTGGGCTTCCAGTCATAGTCCATTCATAAACATGATGAAGCATCTGTGGGTTAACCCTTGCATTAGAATCTATAAACTCTTTCATTATTTCTACTGTTTCCATTCCTAGAGTTTTTAGGAATACAGTCTTTCCTCTTTGAATGCCCTCTAAAAATCCTACAGAATAATTAACAATATTGTTCATATCTTTTTTAAATTGTTTTGAATTAAATGTTGTTATCATACATCACCTGATTGATTTTCTGATCTTCTAATTACAATTTTGTAAGATTCAACTACACCAAATGGACCAGTAAAAGGTTCATAAGTTGCTACCTCAAACAAAGTACCTTTACCAGATCTTGGACCCGAAGTCTCCATATAAACAAGGTTTCCTTCTTGGTCTTTGATGTCAGATATTAAGATATTTGTTAGGGCATTTTTGCTATCTAGCAAAGAAATTCTGATGTCAGACTTTATTCTTCCAACTAAGATTGAGTTCTGTGTAATATTTACGTTCGGTTTTACCTCTTCTTTAAATGCTGATCCACCTGAAGAAAAACTACAAGCAAAAACTCTATCAAGAACCCACTGCTTTTTAATTACTCCAAAGTCACCCTGATCAACTATTGGATGATATAAAGATGCCTGCATTGGGAACATAAAGTCTGGTGTTTCGCAAACTGTCATTATAACACCCCAAGTTTTGTAATAGACTTAGCATACTTTGAAAGTATCTTGTCTACAATTATATTTCCCGTTCCTTCGAAAAGACCCTTGTCAAATTGAATTCTAAATTGATCTGTATTGTAAGAAGAAATAAATCTCTTGTAATAATCTAATTTGCCACACTCTATATCGTGAACAAGCATTTCTGTTGCTCTAACAATGTCTGATGGAACTGCAGTATATCCATGCTCAACAGTTACTAGATAATCCCAACCTCTTCCAAACCCTCTATAGATAAACTGAGGATCTAGTGAGTCAGATGCTGCTGCAGGCAAAACTAGTGGTGCTGATTCTGCTCTATTAATGTTGTCTGTTGACTTTTCAATAATTGCTGTCTTGTCTGACGAGACTTCGTATTCTCTATCTTCTACTAATTTATTGTTTTCATATACCGTCAAAACTTTTTTAACATCATCCCAAACTGGAAGATAATCTGCTCCAGTTCCTTCAAAGTGTAAAACTTTTTTCTTATAATAAAATCCTTCTGGAATTACAGAATCTATTACCGCTCTTGCAATTTCTTCATTTAAAGCATAGGCTGCAATGTCTGATGCTGTTGTTGCCTTTGTTGATGGGGCTACATAAGGTCTTACGATTTCATAAGTTTCATCTTTAAGAATTGTTTCTCCAACTGCACCAAGATTTTTAACAATTTCAAGCCTATAAGAAGAATCATACTTTCCTGGCAAAGATATATTAAGAATGTTTCCTGATACTTTATTTAAAAATGTTAATGTTGATACTGAAAGATCCGCCATATCTGTTATGCTGGCAGTTATTGTTGATGATGTGATTCCAACAGGAACAACAAAATTAACAGATATATCTGCGTATGGCGAAACTCTCAATATCTCCATCTTTAATTATCCAAAAGCCTTTTCGACTTCTTCAGGTGTAGCAATACGAACATGTGAGCGAGTTAGCCACTTGTCTGCTTGCTTTTGTGTTACGATGTTGTAGCCCCTATTAAGAGTTCCAACCTCTTCCCAACGAACGCTCTTTGTTGAAAAAAGCGCTACCTTTCCTGAAAGGTTTACATCTGTGTTAATTGTCTTACTTGCGCCGTCTGCTGCCATTGATCCAATAGCACCTGTCTCTGTAAAGCCTAGTGCTTGAACTGGCTCAACTGCTGCTGGTGCTTCTACCACTGCTTCAACTACTGCTTCGACTACAGGTTCTACTGTAGGCTCTACTGCAACTTCTACTACTGGTGCTTCGACATGGTCATTCTCTTCTGCATTTTCTGCTGAAAACGGATTGTTATAATTATTATTTTCCATTGTATCCTCCTTGTTTGTATTATATCATTAAAGTATTAAGGGGGACAGGAGAGTGAACTCCCGCCCCCCATTAAAGGTACTGATTACAGATTATGAATCTGATGCAGAATCAGCGAATGCAATTGCATCCTCTTCTTCCCACTGAATACCAAAGCGGACGAATACTGTGTACTCAATTGTGTCCTTCTTTGCTACGTACTCACGGTTTACAACGATGTCGCGCTGGAATCCCCATACACGGTTTGCAGGGAATGTCAAGTCGATATAGCCTGCTGGGTAGTAAGGAACTTCCTGAACTTCAATTCCGAGAACACGTGTTGTACGTGCTCCACCGAATGTCTGTCCTACGCCATCAAGGTATGATTGACGATTTGACTGTGTGCTTCCGATAGGAATTCCTGAAAATGCTTCAGCAACTGCATCTGCAAGGGTACCGTTATTCTTAACGATTCCTCCAAATGTATCTGTACCTGCGTAGAACTTAAGATTGTTCTTAAGTGCACGGTACTTACGTGGCATTGCATTAATGATTCCCTGCATAACTTCAGGTGTCCAGGCGTTATCTGCTACAGTTACAACTGACTCATGTGCTTGTCCAGCACCTGTTCCAGTCTTTGCTTTATTGATAAATCCGTCCATGATTGACAGGAATGAACCTGTTGAACCATCACCGTTGATAGCGAGATCTTCGATATCGTTTGCGAATGCGTTGGTCATTAGGCGTACCAAGTGATCTTCTAGAGCGTCACCTTCTACACCATCTTCCAATGATTCTGCTGTTACTTCCCAATCAAGACGAATCTTCTTGGTAGTAAGTTCGACCTTAGAGAATGTTGCACCTGTGTTTGTGTATGTACCAATTGCTTGCGCTGCTGCACGAATTACACGCTCACCGACGTTTACCTTCTCAAGTTCCATAGAATTAGCCTTCATTGTTACACGACGGCCATCCTTTGCTAATACTGTTGCATCCCAAACATAGTCGATAAAACGACGTGCCTGCTCGGGGCGCAAAATTCCAGAAGCCGCTGAACCACTAGGGTTTACAGCATTGGCTCCGCTTGTAGATCCAAGTGTCGCTGTTGGAATATTTCCAAGTGTACTTGCACCTGGTGTTGATACTCCACCAATTCCACCTGATGCGAAAGCACCTTGACCCTGGTAAAGCCCTGGTGCTGTTGCACCGAGATCTCCACTTGCGCCTGGCTGGTTTTTGATTATTTCTTCTGACATATTGTCACCTCCTAGTGATTTTTTCATTTGAATAGATCGGCTGTTTTGAGGAAACTACCGCCCCATAGGGATTTTTCAACCATTTCAGGTTGAGACTGAAAGATATCGCCGATATCTCCAGACTTTCGGAATGCGGTTTCTGCTTCCACAGCGTCTACTCGTTTTCCAAATTCATTAAACTCACCTGAAACTGCTGCAATATCTTTTGCAACTGCTTCG